CCGATATGAAATGGTTTACCTCCAATCGTATTATTAATTACAGCCTTGACTGCTTTCTCCTGTTCTGGTCTTAATTTATATTTGCCTATATTCGTAACTACTTTACTGACTTTAGGTAAAGGTTGTCTCATATCTACAACTTTAGGTTTAATCCCCATCTCAATACACATATCGTATACTTTGGGAAGTAAACCTATTTTAAATTGCCCAGTCTTGGTGATGTAATGAATCTTACCGTCCCAATTCTGCATACCTCTTTGCCTTGTACGTAAGTAGAAAGCATTCGGATGTCGAATGGCAAACTCATTATAAAGTTTCTGTGCGAACTTAAGAGGTAAGTCGAGTTCGCACATATTCCCATTCTGAATAATTATCTTACTCATTTGATAATTACCGTTACACCCTTAGTGGCTTTATCCATGCCCATTGCTTCCTTAAGAAGTTTGATATGATGTTCCTCATCGGCAATCAATTTCTCAAGGAAATAATTCACATCATCGTAATCTGGACGTTCCTCGTATTGAGCAATTGCTCTTTGGATTTTCTTGTAGTGACCAATAGTTTCTATCTCGGAATTCAAAGCAATCTTTAAAGCTTGTTCCCAAGTAGAACCAATCTCAATCGTAGGATTAATATTCATAGTAGAGTAATCCTCATAGGGATCTGCCTTTTGTAAAAAGTCCGATATCTTATCGAGATGTCTCATTTCTACTAATCCAATACCCAACATCAATTCCGAAATCTCTTTAAATCTAGTTGACTGCTGAGTATACATAATGATTGCACTTAGTTCTGAGAATTTGGCGTTCTTCCAAATTACATAGAACATATTAACTATCTCATCAGGCCAGGGTTCAATATCCTTAAAATCCGGATAATCTACTGACTGGTCTGAATACTTGAGGACATCAATAAAAGCATTAGCTGCATCCTCCACTCTGTTTCCTAAAAATTGTAAACCTTTCATATTATTTTCTTATTTTATCCCAAAGGGAACCTTCAACTTCTGGTTCACCTTCAAGTAGTTGTTTATTCTTATATTTATATAAATACTTATTGTATCTTTCAATTGCTTTATCCGTATACATTTGTGCAATATCTGGTAACCCATTGCACCATGCAAGAGATTCAAACTGAGCATCGATGAAGGTCTTATAATTCCAGCCCTCCTCTTTTAGGAATTCACCTACCTTTGCAAAGTGTACATACTTCTCAGGTTGATTTTCATAAGACTCATATATACCAGTTGCCTTAGCAATCTTACCTATGAAATAATCATGTATCTCTTTAGTAAGTTCTAAATCTGAATGTTGTAATTCTATCTCAGCATCTACCTGATTAGTAATGTTCTCCTGCATGGATAATAACCTTTGCATAACATTACGATAATCAGTCATCCTCTTTAACCCAGTCTCAATGTATTTAATAAAACCTTCCCGGGTATCAAATTTAAAATCTTCACAAAAGGTATTACATACTTCTGCAAGCTTTTTACAATTTGCCCATTCTCGAGAATTACTTTCGTTTATTTTCCGAACTCCTCTATGCTTTAATTTTATACGAGTTGCATATAAAATATCAGCAACGAGGGCAGCATCCCCCTTAGATGCTAGTAATATGTTATTAACTCGCTTAGTATTTTTATTGTTAGAAACTAAGACTGCTCTATGATTTATTGCCTCCTTTCGAGCAATAACAAAAAAAGCCTCAACTGGGAAATTGTCTACCTCTAAGGTATTTAATATTTCCTCAAATTGAGACTTAGTTATATGGATAGATGGTTCACGCATAAATATATTATTTTATAATATAATAGGAACTCCCTATTTCAATGAGTTTCTGATTGATATCAATTCTTGATAACTTTGGTACCTGGTAGCATATACTAACTTAAGTGTCTGACTTCTCCCTAAATCATTTACGTCTTTTCCGTCTGGTAAAAACACCACCTTGACTTTTTTATATGCAACAAGCTTGAGAGCCAAGTTGATGGCATATTCTTTTGCGTCTGGGTCCAACAATATAATAAATCTTTCGCATTGGGATTTAAGTAACTCATTGACTTGGAATGCAGATATAGCTTTGCCCATTGTGGCAATTGCTCTATCCCCAATTGTGAGAGCATTAAGTGCCCCTTCGCAAATGAATACCGACCGATACATCTCCAACGCATCATGATTAAAGATGATAAATTGTTTTCCCAAACCGGTGATGTCTTTGTCTGGGTTATTATATCTGGGCCCTTTGCCGATAACATTTCGAGCATTGTAATACCTAAGTTGTCCTCGATAATAAAACGGGATGATAAGGTACCCATATGTTGAGCCGCTTGTTCCATAGCCGATACCGTATCTTGAAAACTTCTCGAGGCTAAATCCGCGTTTCTTGATATATCCCCGAATGCTTTTTGCAAGTTGGCTATCCCCGAGCGAAATGTTTCTAAATCCCTCAGGGAGATATACTGGCTTACTTTCGGCAAGCTCGATTTTCTCTTCCTTAAACTGTAGTTCATCAAATTGTCCATTGTTCAAAAAATTAATTAGTTCATGGTATTCTGTAAATCCCTCTATATCCATTATCAGTTGAGCAGGAGAGGGATGAGCATTACATCGAAAACAATTAGTTCGATACATGGAAAGATTAACCCCCAACTTCTGTTCTCTCCCACAATATGGGCAAGTTGGTATACGCATCCAGCCATGTCGATATTCAAAAGCTCCAAGTCTTTTAATGAAATAAGTTTTGAGCTTAGACTTAAACTGATTTGTTATTTTCATAAACTTCTATTTAAGTAGTGACTAATACTAGCTTTACTTAGCTTATACTTTTCTCCCAATTCTTTATTGGAGTAACCCTTGGCTTTATCCCTAATTAACTCTCGTACCCTATCATGTCCTAATCTATATCTCTTTTTAGTTTCTTTAACGTATCTATGAATATGGGTTATATTGTATTTCTGTTTTAGTTCCTTTATAGTAACACCGTTTAAATAATCTTTATTAAGATTAAGTATATCCTTTCTAGATATGGGTACTTTACCTTGAGGTCTAAATCTATTATCCCTGATACACTGTTGTATATTTTCTTTCTGTGTACCCCAATAAAGATTAGTATGTATATTATTGCAAGGGTTATTATCTTTATGACATACATGAGGTTTACTCTCTGGGTTAGGTACCCAAGCTAAGGCTACTAATCTAGAAGCCTGAATCCTTTTATGTTTATTACTATCTCTTAATATATGATATATCCTACCCCGATTGAGGGTACCTTTTAATAACATCCATACTTTTCTTTTAGGGTAGTATCTATATAACCTACTTCTCTTAGAAATATAATAATCTGGCCACCCTACTATATTAGAGATTAACTTTCTTTTAGATATCACCTGATTTCTTCTCATACTTTTCTTTATTTGCAGAGGGATTATCTTTAGAACTCTTCATCATAGAATCTAATACTCCAGAATACACTTCATCATATTCTTTTCGTTGTTCTCTAGTAAATTCGGTACACCGTTGAGTTTCTGTAGAGCATTTAAAAAGAGCTCTACCTGATGGTAGACCATCCCTTTGAACCACTATCTCGGCCCTTAATATATCATCCCTTTCTTCTTGTTCTGTAGCATTTAACCCCATAATTACTTGAGCATTTCTTACTATGGCTATAGAACCAGATATATCATTTTCATCATATCTGGTTTTTCTATGTTTTTTACCCTCTCTAGTAATATGATGTGCAGTCCAGATTATATCAAGTTTCATTTCTTCGGCTAAGTTACTCAAGTCTATATATACATTAGATATTCTTTCAAAATCTTCCCTATCCCCCGCTATTGATGCAAGTTTACCAGCGTAGTCAACCATAAGAACTTTAATATCGATTCCTTGATTACGAAGTTGAATTATCTTTTCCCTTATATAAGTGGTATTAGTAATCATTGCTGGTACACGCTCAACTACTAATTCAACTCCAAACCTTGCAAGTTTCCTTAAATGCTTTGCCTCAAGTTTATCATATTCACCCGAGTATAATTCCTTCTTGGTTTTATTAATACTGGATTGAATGAAACGGTCCATGATCTGTTCTTGACCATTTTCCGTATCAATATATAATACTGACTTCTTCATTCTGAGATAACCTCTTGCAAGGTTTACCATAAAGAAGGTTTTCTTTGCCTTGGGTTTATCTAGTATCACATTAACAGAATGCTCTGGATAACCTCCTGCATTAGTTAGTTCATTCAACTGCCTAAATGGGCAAGGTATAACTGAAGGTTCTGATTGTCTTCTAAACTGTCTCTCAGTAATATCCCGAATCATATATAGGGGTTCATCTTCTTTCTTAGGTTTACTTTTCTGAAGTACCTTTTCAATCTTCCTCGAATACTCTTCATATTGTTCGAAGTTATCCAAATCAAAGGAATCATTTAAGTTCTTCATCTCAACATAAGTAGAGAATTGATATATCCTCTCTTTAATATAATCCGAATCTGATAAGGGGATGTGATAGAGATTGCTTATTAGTTTATTAATATTGGGTATATCATCTTTAGTTACCAAATCCACATAGGTTTTAGATTCTAGTAACTCTTTTAATACTTCCTTTAAGATATTCTCGGAGGGCATTCTGCCTTGCTTCTTAAAATATTTTGATATACCCTCGAAGATAAGGGAGTGTTCTATGAGAACCAGGTAATTGGATTTAATCCTTTTGAGTACTAATCCTCCTTCCTTATCTTTTAAAACAAACCTGAGTATCTCGAACTGAAACTCAGGAGAAAAACTGAACTTGATGTTGTCTTTAAATTTCTTCATATCTATATTGCAATATTATATAAACTAATAGATTTTGATAGTACCGAGATAGTTCTGAGTATGTTGACAACTAACTAGAAACTACTAATCCACTACCTTAAGCTCCCGAATATTTAATATTATTATTTTATATAAGAAAAAATACTTATATTTGCATAACGAATATTTAAAAACATGGGAAAAAGTAAAGGAAATAACGGCTCAGAGCTTCATCGATTAAAACCTATGCAAGAATATGATGAAGCTACTTTCAATAGACTTTATAAAGTCTGTAAGCCAGTGATTAGGAATCTTACCAGACAGATTGATTATAAAAGGTTTAATCTTACACCAGATATAATTCAGTCTTATTTCTGGGACAAAATGTTATTTGTTTTTAATAAATACTATGGTGAATGTACTGAAGAACATCTCAAAGCAAGAATCCTTGCTTCCTTGAGTACATTTAAGAATAAATTGCTTCGTTCTGCATACGGAGAACAGGCAGAGTATAATCAAAGCCTCTTTAAACTCGATGACTTATTCGATAATGATAAAGAATTAGAGGATGATACCGAAGAAGAGAAAGCTAAATCAGAAATGCTTGATATGATGTATACTTATATGAAGGATAAGCTTTCTCCAGATGCTTATCTTTTATTCGAAGTATTAATTACTCCTCCCCCCTTCATTAAAGAGAGACTCGGAAATAGTACAAGGATTACTAATATAATGCTCATAGAATTTTTCGAAATGCCTAAGACTAATGAATCCATGAGATATATTTCTGAACTTAGACAGGATATACAGTATTGGGAAGATAGAGCTAAAGAAGAACTTAGATATTAACACAAAAGAAAAGGGACGTTTCCCAACGTCCCTTTCCGAGTGTTTACTCTAAACAAACTATGCAAAACAAAAACAAAACAAGAGTTTACTTAGACAATACAAATAATACACATGAGTTATATAACGACTATGATATTTTTTGAATATATCTTAAAGTAATAGTCGGTGGTAACTTTTCGATAGTCAAGGTATCTACCGAAGTCTCTTGTAGGAAAGATTCCCCTATTAAATTCCAGCTTACTACGATAGCACCATCTTGAATACCCTTGGTAGGAGTTCCTCTACCGAAATCTCCATTCAATCCCGTCTCCCTATTAAAGAAAGATTGGGGTCTAACATTCTCCCAGTCATTGGCATTATCCTGTTTACCTTTAGATACACCGAGAGCATGCCTATGTCTTGGTAAATCATCGCCTTTCAATTTAATAACAAAGTTACCTTTAGTGGGAGTATAGAAATCCCCAATATTCTGTAGCATCATCTCGTCTCCAATTTGAATACCTCCGGCCTGATATCCTATTACTATCCTACCTGAAGCCTTTGTATATTCAGCCCATCCTTCAGGGATTACATCGGTTTCCCATAAAATTATTGAACCTATGGGTAAACTAGCAGTATTCAAAGAATCAGAGAATTCCTTTCTGAGAGCTTCTAGTTGCCCATCGATGTATTGCTTAATATTCAATAGATTCCCATTTTCATCCTCTACCGGAAACCCAGTATTCATTTTCTCTACTTTAGTTATGGATTCTTTCATCATACTGTGAGTAGCAGTAGTATATGGGATCTCCTGGAATTTGCCCTGATAGGGTACAATAGCAAAGTTCTCATTTCTTTTAGTCATAGCATCTGTACCCTTACCATATATCCCAATAAGAACAACAGAATTCTTATTATTAGAATAATAAGGGCAAGCAGTCTCTACCATCTCTAGAAGATTACTAAGAGTCATACTATAATCCGAATAAATATCATTATTAAGTACATTGGGATTACGATTCTCTTCAGAAATTGGGTAGTATATATCTAGAGATTTTTTATATAACTCATAGAAACTTTCTGAAGATTCATTCCAATAAGCTACAAAATCTACTGGATTATCTACGGGTTCGGAGATAGTAGTGTGTACTGCAAACAGTAATACTTCATCGGTGGACCCTTGGGTTCCCTGAATATTCTCGATGGTCAATGTTTGTTCATCAGAGATAAATATATAGCCATCTCTTGAAATACACCCAAAATTTATATCGGGTAATTCTCCATCTTCAGAATCTTTAGACATATACCTTGCTGTAATCCTATCCTTAATTACATTAGCAAATTTACTACCAGAAACTCCCTGAGGAGAAACAACCAATTTATTACCATTTATGGTGGCTGAGCCAAATCCACAGAATGGTCCCAAACCAGAGGGAGCAGCAATTGCCTCTGCTGCTTCCTTAGATTTGATTATACCTTCATACTTAAAGTACGTTTTCATTGTTCTTTGTATTTTTAAAGTTATTCTTTTGTTCTGCCATATCCCTGAAAGCTTCTCCGAGTTCATTAAATTTGAGAGTTAACAGCTTAAAGATTATCTTCCAGATACTATATTGTTTTTTAATGCCATGTATTTCACATATATGTCCATAGATACTATCTATTTCGAAGCAGTAGCATAATATCATTATAGTAATGGATACTCCCATGGGATCTACTCCATAGGGTTCTCCAATAGCTTTCCCCATTACAGCCCCAAGTAAGATATAACAAATATAATCAACCAGCTTATTTAGGGTTCTCCTACCGGCCCTTGACTTTCGAATGACTATATCTTGTACTCTACTTGCAGATATACCAAACCATAAATCTGAAAGTATCAATATTATGGCGAGTAATATCATCCACCTAAGGTCATAAATAATTTGGGTACATTCTCCAAATAAACCAATCATTGAAGTCTTGAACAGAGATTGAGTAGTAGTCTCTGTTACATTGTCTATTGCACTCTTTATCATACTTCTTCAATTTTCCATATTTGATTACTATAAGTGGTAATGGTAAATGTCTTCTCAGAAGTGTCATCTGATTCCCATTCCAACTTTTGAGGATTAACGCTTAATAAGTCAGCATCTACTACCGTAAACTTAGCCCGTACCGAAGTATCGGCAACTGATTCAAAAATGTATTCTCCAGCGGTAGCCGTAGTAAATTCATATCCGGCTCCACCAGCATCAAAAGTAGTTACTTTGCCAACTTGTCTAACTCCACTATCGAATTCAGCTTTATTAGAACTACACCTAATTAAACAATGTACTTGTTTAATGGTACCCTTTAATTCGGCATAACTTGGGTCAACGGTTAATTCTATAATAGTAGGGTAATCTTCCAATATTACTTGACACCTTAATGAAGAACCATCATCTGCCACAAAAGTATAAGTACCTGCTTTAGTTAATACAATCTCGGATTCAAGATTATAGGTTTCCCCAGTTTCATCACAAGTTGCAGTACCACTTACATTGACCCCGTTTTTCATTTCTTCAAGGCTAAATTTACAAGCTGATACTTCATCCAATAACTGATATACTGCATAAGTATCATCAATTTGGCTTTCGGGTAATGACCAGTTAGGTTCTTTCCACTTTGAATCTGAGGGGTCCGAAGGAACTATCTTTAGTTTGTTCTGATATACAACTGGGGTATTCTTAACTACCCAAATAGTCTTTGCAGTTGGGTAGGCTACAGATTGGAAAGTATAAGTACCTGATCTATTAGTAGTATATACATACCCATTTTTAGCATTGAAGGTTTCCCCAGTTTCTACTACTTTAACTCGGTAATCATCACCATTACCCGAAATACATTGTATTATTACGGTAGTTTTTGCAGAACCGTTATATAGAGTAGATGTAGATGGATTAATACTGATCCTATATATAGCAGTTTTACCTGAAACTACTTCAAAGATACCCACACCTTCATCCGTTTCCCTTTTATCTAAAGTACATTTGAATTTATAAGTACCATAACTGTTAGCAATAAATTTATCGCCATTCTTGAAAGTCTTAGGGTTACCTATTAATCTACAATATAATTCTCCAGTAAATGACTCTGGGTAATTTGAAGTTATGGTTAAGGTAGTAACTGCATCCTCCATGGTTTGATTATTTCCAACTCTAAATTCGGAAGGGGTACATCTTACCTTATAAGTAACTTCTTCTTGGGTTACTACAAATGAAGTTTGTTTTACAGGAAATTCCACAATCTCAAAAAAGTAAGTACCAGGTTTTGTAAATTCCCAAGTTGAGCCAGATATCTTTACTTGATCAGTGCCCACTAATCGAACATTACAAGGTTTCTCGGTCCCTTTGTAGGATACTCTAGCTATCACCCTTGTACTAACCTTTAAAGTAGTTGGGGTTATTTTACCAGTTATGGGCTCACAAGAAATAGTATATGAACGGTTATAAGTTTCCTGCCTTACGGTAATTTGGGTTATCTTAGAATTATCCCCAACGCTTCGAAAGTAATAAGTACCAGCCCTTGGAATATTAAATACCGAACCACTTTCATGTTTAGTATAACCCCAGTTAATTCTATCACTCGATATTTGATATCTCAAATCTGCATTCACCCAATCTGAGGTTACAGTTACCAATACTGGTACTTCATATACTTCTGAAGTAACTAAGTTGGGTTGGTCTGGGTTTACCAACTCGGCCTTAATCGAATACCCATCATTTACTACAAAACCGTAATCTATAGTGAAGGATACGTGATAAGGTATGAATCTAGTAAAGAAACTTTCTACGGCTTCCCTAAATTTTTTAAAAGCCTCGGAATTAGAAGTATACCCATGACCAGTAAGTTTAAAACTTACGGAAATACATTGAGAACAATCAAAGGTGTTATCAAAGGTATATTTACTATCGTACTGATAGTATTGGTCAAAGTGGGGATGACCTTTTATCCAACCATCATACCCATCGGCTTTTGCTGGGTCTGTTATTACACAGGTTAACCCATATAACCTCATCATGATCTCGAAAAATTCTGATGTACCCCTTATTTTGAAAAGAGATATCGAATACTTCAGGATGTTTCTTACTTGAGTACTGGTTAAAGTAAAGGGTCCCTCCTTTGGTATTATCCAAAGCTTAGATAACTCTTGGAGTTTAGCATCGGAGTAGAACCCATTAAAGTACTCTGCCCATTTCTGTGCATCTATCGTGTTCCCATAAGCAAAGGGCATTTCTCCAAGAAATTGCCAAAGGAAATTGAGATACATATCTGGGGTTTTATCTATATCGATAATATCTAATATATTCTCAATATCCTTTGTAATATAATCTTCAAAATGCTCTCCACAAATTTCTAGAAACCTCTCTAAGATGCCTTTACCATTTACCTTATAAGTATCTTGGTCCTTATATTCAAAAGGTAAAAAGTCGATTAAATTTTTGAGGTTTATCATACGATTTCGTTAACGGTTAATGTTAATTGTGAAGCATTCTCGAATACTGGCAAATTAAAGCCAGGGTCTTCATAATCATGGTTTGGTTCAGATACTGTAATAGAATATCGATAACCTGATTGATAGCTATTGTTCTGAATGTCCAAAGAGAAATCAAAACCATTAGCCTTATCTATTACCTGTATAGAATTACCTACAGTACCAGTAGCCATATACCCATTTGATACAGAACGTACAGTAAAAGTAGTTGATGAATTGAAGGTAATATAGTAAGTCATAGACCCTTTAGCCTTATTCAATTTAAACTGACCCAAGTTCAATTCTTTATTACCATAGATGGTAGTAGGCCAAGGTTTAATATAGAATTTAGTAAGGTGAAGGTAATCTACTGTTGATAAGTTATCTATTAAGGCATAGATATCTGATAACCTTACGCTTCCACCTATCTGAGCTTGCTCTGGAGAATAGGCATTATATAATGCTGTAAGAATTTGAGTTTGTATCTCGGGAGTCTTATAAGACTTCTTACCAGTAACTTCCATCTCTAGAATAATCTGAACCTTACCTGCAGATTTAACCTTTAACCATGTGGTCATAGGAGCTCTTTGAGATAATAGATTGTATACCCTATTGATTAATTCAGAAGAAGCAACAGCTCCACCATCTGGGCTAATATATACTGTAAGCTTTCTACCGCATTCATAATCGGCTTTAGCTTTGTTTACCCCATCAACCAACATGGCCAAACTTTCGAAATCCTCTTTGGTAATTGCTACTCCCAAAGTCTTTACACTCAAAGGTATATGTTCTTTGAGCATTGTAAAGTTTTCATAGTTTGAACCACCTCCGGCATCGTAAGCATTACTTACGGTAGCATCAGTAATTGAAGAAGAGATTACTGAAGGTACAGAAGTAATAGTATTACTCTTTACATTACCCTGAGTACCATTGGTTAAGTAGAATACCACATTGGTTATTTTTGCTCCTGCTGCAGGCTTCTTACCAAAGGTACCATCCCCAAACATTATATAGGGGCTTAGAGATTCATCTACTGAAATCATAAAGTGTTTGTCTGTAGGTTTGGATTTTGCAAATGTATCTACTAATACCCAAGTTTCCCCACCTATCTGCAATGACATAGAACCTTGTTCATAATACTTACCATTGGGTAGAGTACCCAGATGAATTATAACTCTATCTCCAGTGGGTATTACCATATTATTGAGAGCGCTTGCAGTATACTTCTCATGTTGTATAATTGGTACTTTACAAGTAGTTACATTTGAATACCAAGTTACGTCTCTAGCAGATAACCAGGAATTACCACTAGAATCTGTAAACAGAGTACCTTGGGGTATAGTTAACTTAGCTCCAATAGAATTACCAGTAATGCTTCTGGATAAGATTACATCTACTGTAGCAGCAATTGCTGCTCGAGCATGATAATCTACCAAAGCTCCATGTTTAACTACCGAATCATACCTTCTTGCCGTAGATAGGAAAGTTTCCCTTGCCATGTTATCTACATAGTAGTGAAGTACTTCGGCAATTGCCGCAAATAATGAGAGGATGATAATTAAGATATTCCCCTCCGAATAATCCGTTATGAGTTTCTGACCTTGAGGATCTTTAAGTCCCATAAGGGATTCAACCAGCTTGGCCTTAATCTGTTGATAAGACCTCTGGTATGGGTTAAGCCATTTATTTGTGATTCCCATATTATTGTGTATTTAATGAATTATCCGACCGATCATAGGTGATATCGAGGTACTGACTAGAATTTGTTCCATTTACTATATATGTTACTTCTATGTGTATTTTTGCATTAACTCTAGTAACTGTGATATTTTGGAAGGTTATCCTTTGTTCCCAAGCACCTATGGCTTGTTTTAAAAACTCTTTAATTATAAAACTTAGGGCTTGTGAGTTTGGTTCCTCAATACATTGCCATAGTTTACTACCAAAGTTTTCCTGTCGAAATCTCTGGCCTATCATGTAATATAATATCGAACTTATATTATCTCTGATAAGTTTAAAATCCCCATTTACTGGGTACCAACCTCTTTCACCCTTTTCATTAGTTGTAAGTTGGATAGGGTAAGTTACACCTATACCAACTAAGTCTGTAAAGTAATTCTTTTCCATTAGTGTATGCAGGTTTTATCCTCATAATCGTCTACAACGAATTGTGAGAAAGGTTTAATTACTTGAGTTACTGTAGGACCTGAAGAACCGGGTCCAGTAGTTACACCTGAGTGTACATGAGAATTGAACATACTGCGAAGTTGTTCTAGTTCTTGGATAGTTTGATTTAGTTTTTCGGTTAATTGAAAAATATTGATTACTCCACCATTTTCTCCAGTATTAAGTATCACGGAATCACCAGAAGATATGTTTATACCCCCATCAGCATTTATTACTATTTCTTTCTCTGAATGAACATTTACAGGTCCATTGAAATGTAAATTGAGTTCTCCGTTATCATCATCTATTACTATTAAGTTTCCTTCGGGAGTAACTATCCCCATTTTATTGGGACCATCCAGAGGTTGGGGTATTTGACTCATTCCCCAACCATGGTATTCCCAGAGAGGTTTAGTTGGGTCCCCAAATTCAAAAGTAACAAATACCGTATCTCCCACTTTAGGGGCTAGGAATTTGAAACCAGAACTAATTGAACCATGTTGTCCTTTAGGATATGCCCAAGCAAATACTCCACCCATTACCTCTGGAACACATACCTTTACCCTGTTCATATGTTTCTCTACATCGTTATTATCAATAACAATGCCACGATAAACAGAGTAATACCGACCAAGACCCTCTAAGCCTTCGTCGGTTATTATCTTTGCTGTTTCGTAACTCATAACCTTATTTTTCTACATAGATTTGACTTGGCTATTCGCTTATACCTTTTAGCTATCTCTCGGTATACTCGATTAGCTATGGCCATATAATTAAACTTAACCCCATAATCTTCAGGCACTTGGATTTGTTTAACTGATATCTTACCAGGAATTAACTTACCCTTAGAGGTAACTGTATTACCTGTAGATAATACTATACCCTCTGCCAAGGCTTGAGGATTATCGGCATTTACTTCAGTATAATAAGCCTTCTTTCGAATAAACTCAGCTTGACCCTTGATATCAATTATGTCCCCCTTATCATTCAAGAAATGCTCATTGTAATATACCTTCTCATTATAAGTAAAGTTAAGATTAAGATTCTGAGAAGTACTTAGGGCTTTTTTATCTTGCCCCCTTTTAGTTTTAGCATTAGCTTTAGCATCATTAGCTACGATGTTTTGAGTAGATAAATCAGTTTTAGAAGTTACAGAGCCAGACTTGGAATTGTTCTTTACTAATTCCATATTAGTTATATACCCTTGACCGGCATCCATAGAATGAGTACACTGTTTTATATACCAAAGCCCTGACCAACGTTTCCCTACATTATCTATTCGGATTATTTGGGAAGTTGCTAGCATAGGTCTACCCACTACCTGAAGTTGACATACTAATCTTTTCTCAGTTTGCTTTAAGCCTCCATTAGCATTGGCATTAGCTGCCCAAGCATACTTATCAGCTCCACCATATCTACTGAATAGGTTATGGTAGAGTTTATAAATCGGAACTTTAAGGTTTACCCTTTTCATATGTCTTACCTTAACCCTCTTACCATATTGACCCTGACCATAACCCTTATTAGTATCAACTTCCATATCGGATAATACTTCAGTATAGGGGTCTTTCTTTAAAGCTTCGAAACCTCTCTCTGAAGCAGGTAATACTCCAGCTTGAAAATTGATACCAGAAGCTATACCTGCTCCGGCCTGTTTAGAAGCATAGCCTTCTGGATCATAGTCTAATGGGTCTACATATTCCTCTACCATAAACTCCATACCATCTTCGTCTTCGAAAAGGTATCTTTCGTACTCTAATAATTTCTTAAGATTAGCTTCTAATTCTTTACCATTCTTAGAATTTCTTAGCACTTGTTTAAGGGCATTCTTCTTATCGTCAGGTAACTCATTAGCTGCTTGATTAATGGTAGCTCGTACTTCTTCGGTAGACATTTCATCGAATTTTCTTTGCTTACCTGCTTCATAAGCACCTACTGGACCAACTGCTTCATATTCCTCTACTCGCTTTTTATATTCTGCAGTTTTTTCCATGTTATACTGAAGCTGAGTATCCCAAGCATCCATTACCTCTGTAGGAGTAGTAGGATGACTTCTATAATCTTCAAGCCCATTGCCAGTAATATTAGACACCATAAGGTTATCTACCTGAGCCACATGAGGGCTTAAAGCTAATGGAGGCTTATCCTCTGGCTCGTTTATATTAGTTGATAATACAGATAAATCTTTACTATCTGGGTCTAGAGATTGGGCTAATACTGCTTTAACTCTTTTAGTTATTTTCTGAGTAGCAAAAGATACTCTAAGTACTTCCCCATTCTCCCCTTGATATGTATAAGTACATACCGGTTCTTCATGGAATTTCCGATTATGTATGTAGATAATCCCATCTCTTGAATCTACATACCATGGCCCATTAGTGTACCCTTTCATCTTCTGTTCTAATTGAACTAAGACGTTCTTGCCCACCAATCCAAAGTCACTATCAATTAAAGCTTTTAAATCTTCTGGCATAGCTACTTCAGCTACTCCACTGTATTTGTTAGCATAGAGTACTTTACCAGTAGTAGTACGGGTATTCTCTGTGGGTACCTGTAGTGACTCGTATACTTTATTACTTATTATCTGTTGTTCCATTACTGAAATATTTCTATGATTACACCAGTAGCATTCCCACAGCCATTGTCTAAATAGGTAGATAATTTATAGCCTTCCATATCCGAATGGACATAAGCAGGTTGATATCTTAAATCTCCCGAAGAATCAATGCACTTAATAGTTACATGAGTACCTGTAGAATCAAATACGGCTTCGAATTCCCTTACCTTAATTATTTTTATGGGTCCCGATATAAATTGGCCATCAGGGTATATATATCCCCATTGAAGACAAATGTTTTGGTTCTCTTGAATCTCGGCAATATCTACAGTATCAGGATTACCCGTATCGAAAGTAATGGTAGCCAAGTTTTCTTTTTCTTCATCATATCTATAACTCCAGGTACTTATATACGCTCCAAGGGGTATACCTGTAATTGGATTCATTATAGGCATACCTCTAAAATTGAAAAGGGCCAAATATGGTTGGCCCATTCCCTTATACAATATAGGTTTCTGTTTAGCTGCCATAAGTCGGTATTCTTATTAGGGTTCCCATTTCTAATTCCTTAAAAGGATTCAGTATCTTATTAGCTTCAGCTATAATGTACCACTTACCAGAATCACCATAATACCTGAAAGCAATGTTTTGCAGAGTTTCCCCATCTTTAACAGTATGTTGAATATCGTTAGGGGATTCCGGTACTACTGGAGGTTTAGCTTCTAAGGAATAATCCCCATCGTTGTATTTCAGAGCATAGGCATTATTATATGGGCTAGCTCCCTTTAGGTATTGGTTAACATCAATCATATTTAATACCTCCTGTCTTTTTAAGTGAATCGGAATTTATAAAATCTCCATAGGATAAGTTATATGCACTTACTCTCTTGAAAATCAATTCTTGAGTTGCTGCTGCAGGCAATAACCTACCATTACCAAAAGTAGCTGGCTTTCCGGGTATCCTTATTCGATAACCGTTCTGAAAGTTCTTCAGAGTATAAGTTGCTGATGTAAGGATATAATTGTGGTTATCGAATATACCAGAATCCCCCCACTCAATCTTAACAATCGGAGGAGCAGCCTGGTAACCATTAGATTTAGACCATGCCTCTAATAACCTACATTTATTGATTACCTCCTCGGGATTTTCTGGGTCATTACAGTACCAAGACACATTGAATTGAATAATGTCTTCAGCTCCAGTAAAGTGATACATGGGTACATTGCGACCCATTGATTTAATGGTGGCCCATGTGGTTTCTCCTCTAAAATCTATTTCTGGAGGTCTATTCTGTAAGGTAATGTATTGAGTGGGGTTAACAGTCATGTTATATATCCTTACTTCATTCTGATATATAACCTCTGCTTTAGCCTCAAAGTTTCTGTAATTAGTAGTATTCTTATTCCCCTTTGCTGGGTCTACTCCTTCACCTTCTTCTAACCTTGGGAATTGTAATTCCATTCTCCATTTAGCCTGGAGTTGTTTATTTAGAATAGGGTTCTTAGACGATATTTGAGCTTCTCCGATTACTCCATTGGGAGTATAGAGTTTACCCTTTTGAGCATCATCTTTGGGAAGAGTAGAAAGAGTTCGATTGAGTAATATCCGAGCTCTCCATAGTTTATTTAATGGACCCGTAAGAACACCTGCTGTATCTCTTGTAAGGTCATTGTACTTTTCAACAACCTTACCTGCTGCTTTATTTAATACTCTAGCCATAGTGTTTTAGTTTTATATTCCCATTACAAATGCAGCTCCAGTAAAATCTTGTTGAGAACCTGGAGCATAATCTCCAACTGCTTGACCATCTACTGAGATATTGATACGAGAATCTCTCATACCTTCTTTAATAGCTAACCTAACAGCATTAATAAACCTCTCTTCATTCTGAGCTCTAATGGTAGTTGGGTCTTCTTTCTCTTTATTCTGAGCTTCAGTATTCCTATCTACTGAATTACTAAGGTAACTAATACCCTCAATTAATAAAGGAAGACCTACAGTAATTGCTAATCCCCAGGGTCCACCGAGTAATCCCATAAGTCTACCACCTATAGATGTTAAACCTTTTATAGCACCTTGCCTAGCCACTTGACTACCAACTTGGGCACCTGCTCCAGCTAAAGCCCCTCCAGCTAAATTACCCGCCATAGTAGTTGCTAATGGTACTCCAGGATTTGGTGTCTTAACATATCTTCCGGTTTTAGTGTTATAAAATCTACCAGCAGAATTCATACCGATACCGCTTGACATCATTTGGAGTTGAACCATGGTTCTCATAAGGTTAACCATCCTTACCATGTGTGCTTCCATAATGGCAAACTGAGTATTAGTTTTTATTGCTGCAGCAGACATACCTTCAGTAGAAGCAGTAGCAATAGTCTGTAAATACCCAACAGACCTAATAATACCTCTTACAGTATTAAATCCTGCAACAATAGTACCTACTACTACTGCAGTAGCTCCTACTCTAAGACCAAAACCTCCAACCCAAGTTTCTGAGATAGAATTAATTACCTTGATTATAGAGTTACCCACATTTAGTACTGGGGTAAATATTCTACCCAAAGCCGCTCCTGCAGTAACGGTTAAGTTTTCTAAACTCGATTCGAATTGGTCGATAACACCCGCATCAGTTTTAAGACGTTCTTCATTAAGTCTATTTACTGCCCCCATGTTTTGATCATAGGTTGCAAGTATCTTACCCATCTTATCTCTACCAGAAGCAATATCTCTAAGTACTGGAAGCATGCCTCGATTACCACGAACACCCAAGATATTGAAGAAAGTTGGTGTTTCTATCCGTGAAGGTAAATCTACTGCGGCCTTAGCAAACTTCTGATAGATAGTGTAAAGGTCTATAAGGTTACCCTGAGCATCGAAGAATTCATCTGGACTTAAGCCCAGGTCTGCTAAAGCGTTATAGCCTTTCTTTTTTTGATTAACAAGAGAGAGTTGTAAGTAACGAATCATATTAGCCAGAGAGGTACCTGCCATAGAACCCTGTATACCCATATCTCCCAATACACCAATAGCAGCAGCCGTTTGCCGAAGGTCTACTCCAGCAGTTGCCATATCTGCTCCTGCATAAGATATGGACTGGGCTAAGTCTGTCAAAGATATATTTGCATTAGTAACTGCAGTATATAAGTCATCGGTTACTCTAGCGGCTTCTCCCATTGGGATTTGGTACATTGACATGATATTAGTAATCAAGTCAGCTACACCACCTTTCTGTCCCACTGGCATTGTAAAGATTGAAGCCAGCTTAGATGCTGGCCCAATCATTTCTTTAATAGCATCGAATTTATTACCTGCCATAGCCAGGTATCTTTGTCCTGATGCAACATCCGAAGCAGTAAGAGGAGTTATCTCATTGACATCTTTTGCCAATTGTAACATTTCTCTTTGTTCTGCAATGGTAGCACCAGCAATTTTCGAAGCAGTCCAAACTTCATTCTGAACACCCGCAGAGTATTTATAGGCCCTTGCCATTCCCCCTACGAGCTGCATTCCGAAGTCCATTGTATTAGAAGCTGACATCTGTATACCTCTATTCCAGGTATTCATATCATTCATCATTGTTCTGAATGACCCAGATATCTTGCCAGCTTCTTGAGAGAATCGGTCTTTTAAAACCATGGCAACACCGACCTCTACTATACTCCTACTGGTATTCATAATTTATTTTCTTTTCTTTAATTGTTTATAATATTGCTCGGCCATTTCCTTGAATATTTTCCTTATTCGATACGGAAGACGTAAAAAGCCGAAATAGTCTAAGGCTATCTCGGCTCTGGTGATATAAACAAAATCACTCTCTAACATTACTCTTCCGTCAGGTAGAAAAAATTGGGTGCCCAAACTATAGGATAAGTTCTTTCTTCTCCAGTTAAGGGATTAGTAATATGGGACTCTCCCTTAAAGATAGGGTCAATAGAGATTATATACTTTCTCATCTCAGCCATATCTTTTGCTGTAAATGGAGTAAAGTTTTCTACCTTCTCCCAATTACCGTCTACTTCTAAGTAAAGATTCCGACAAAGTAAGGGGGCATTCTTAGTTTGTTTATCCAAGGGTAACTTCATGAACTCTTGTTCTCCCTTACCAGTCATACAATCAAATTTGATTTTCTTGCCCGATGAAAGAAGATATTCATGACCGGTTAATTGAATACCCTTTGGATAATAAGGGATGGCATCTGGTTTTTCATCAAATACCCTATTATCAGTGGGTACTTCTGAATAATCGAAAAGGAACTCATGAAGGTCTTGGCCATAAGTAACTTTACCACCGTTCTCTTTACCCCAGTCATATTCAAATTCTACTTCCTCTCCCAATGAGAATATACGAGAATTGAAGATGATTGCATAGCGGTCATTGACGGGTAGATTGAGAGCATCATCAACGGTTAGCTTACCGTTAGGAGTGGCATTAGTTCTAATTACGATTGCTGCAATGAACTTAGTAAGGTTCATTAAAGTTTTCATGTCTGAAAGGTTACTGAGAATGTCTTCATCAGCTCCATTCTGTTCTCTAATTTCATATTCGAAACCAGAGGGTCCGGTAAATCTAAATGTTCTAAATTCCATAATTTTGATATATTTAATGTTTACAAATGTTCATAGTACTCCGTATAACAACAAGAAAGGGGTGAGCTCCTATCACAGGAATCCCACCCCTCCACCGAATCTTAGTGAAAATAGACTAAGGAATTAGTATTTGTCTGCAGTACCCACCGAGAACTCTATGGACTCTATGGTATTCTCTGAAGCCATTCTGTCCAAGTCTAAGCCGGTAATCTTACATGGCCATACCTCTTCGAAGACGTGGGTATTAAGAACCGAAACTCCATCTTCGGCAAGTTCGTTTACAATAGCCGTTTCCCAATATTGGCTTGGTACTAAGCCACCACCAACTATATGGTCTTGGCAAGAATAGAGCCAGTCATGAAGCCAGGTATCTGAACCTGCAGTAGTCATAAGTTTCTCTACGATAAGATTACCTATAGTAACCCTACCAGCAGTTTTAACATCTCTATTGACATCCCCATGAGCCACCTGGTCAATCTCAATATCAGGCAAAGTACAACTTTGGAATAGATAAGTATTGATAGGGTGTTTGGGGAACATGATACTCCACAAGAATTTCTTCCGTGGGTTTTTTACTTTTGCTCCCATTGTGTTATGAGTTTATAAGTTATTACTTGTTTCTACGATTGATACTGCCTTAGAAGCTGCATCGATTACAATCTCCATAGTTACCTCTTGCATAGGAACTACATCCTTATACTTAAGGATAGCACGGTACTTACCCTGACGAGCATCTGCCTCATTGTTAACTGAGAGGTCATCCCAAGAAGTTGCATCTTGGTCACCCATCCAGGTATATTCGGTCATGGCATCTTCGTCTACCAGAGAGTCTAGTGTAGGTTTAACTTCCAACCAAATCCTCTTCCAAGTACTCCAAACGTTAGGCTCTTCAATGTACTTATTAAATACAGGACGAAGGAACTTCTTCAGATACAAGTTCAGTCTTACAATTGAAAGGAATCGTTCTGAATCCTGTTTTACCTGAGAAGAGAAGCAATGCCAAAGCATTGTCTGTTTGCCGGCATCAGGAGTATCCTTGATTACCATTTCATTGATGCAATTCTGGGCCAGAGTATTCAATTCTGAATACCGAGAAGGAGAACCATAGTTCGGGCATACTGGTCCAACGGCATCCCCAATAACTCCTCGGTTCATACCTGCGAAGGATTTCCAAGGTCCGTATTGAGTAGCAGAAGCATCTCCCAAACCTGCAATGGTACCTACTACATCGGAATCCTGAAGATTACCCTTTTCATTGTAGTACTTAAGTCCACCACCGAAGTAGGCAATGTACTTAGAGTTACCTACAGTACCCAAGCAAGTCTGTACCCAAGTTACCTGAGCTTTGTAATCTCTAGCCTGAGTACCTTGAGTATAATGGGTAAGATGTTTCGGAACTTCGATATAGAGTACCCATTCCATCAGTTCCTTTGCCATATCGGCAGCAGCCTTATATACTTTAAGTACCTCTGAATCAGTAGTAAGGTGTTGAGAGATATGAGAAATGAATAACTGATAGAAGTCGGTGTAATCCCTTACGAAATCCAGAGAAGCAATCCATTCATCGGCAGTAGGAGTAGAACCTGCAGAACCGATAGTACCGGTGAACTTCTTTTCATCTTCAGTAGGAGCAGCACCACCCACGGTTAATGTGATAGCATTCTTGGTACCATCTACATTATCAGTAAGCCATTTGATAAGGTTCTCGAAAGAAGAACCTGCAACTACTACCGGCTTAATATATTCCGAATTCTTAGCAAAAGCACTAAGAGCAAGGTAATCTACCGAAGTATTATTGTTATTATCGGCAGTTTTATAAGTTACTACCGGACCTTGTTCAAGTACCTGGCCATTGCCCGAATAGATTCTATAATACAAAGTATTAGATTGTTTATAGAAACCTACCTGGAAGGTATCAGTACTACCGATGGGGTCTCCATAACCTTTGGTTACCAATCCCAAACTATAGGTAGTTCCACCAGAAGCAAGAGTAATAATTGCAGCCGGTGTAGCAGGTTCTGGAACTGCAGAAGCAGGAGCTATTCCTTCTTCTTCTGATTTAGCAACTGTTTTAGCTTTACCTGCAGTTGCAGCTACTGTACCTTGAGTAGCTCCCTTACCAAGCACTCGAATAACACGAAGCTTAGAACCACCTTGCAAAGCCTTTTCGATATTTGATACAGAACCATCGGGTACAATTTCAGAACCATAGATTCTTTGGAACTGAGAGAATGTAGAGATGATTTCTGATGGGTCATCATAAGGGCCCTTAGTAGTTCTAGCCAATACACAAGAAACTCCTAACATAGGAGTAGTTTGAAGAACATTGTTGTTCTTAAACTTAAAATCAACATGAGGTGAAGTTGGCATAATTCTATTGTGATTAAAGTTAATTACTCGTTTAATTTATACCCTAGAGTATTGTACCTATACCTTAGGTACTTTTAACTCTAGCATCTCATTTTCGTTTTGTTCTAACAATCCAATAAGAACCGATATATCCTTGATAGGTGTAAGAGTACCTTCTCCCAAAGCTTTTTCTGGAAGAATACCGTCCTTACATACATAGGTGTATACCTTCTCAAGTATACCATGCTCTACATCTGGATGGTCATAATAATTACCAATCTCAATGAATAGGTTTCCGGTGGGAGCAAGCCTGCCCTTTTCCCATTCCTCTAAATCATTGAAGTATGGTCTCACGTATCCTCTAGCAGGTAAGCCAGTATATAAGATTGTATGTAGCAATCTCATATCTGCTTGTGTTTGAGAAACCAGATGTACATCTATGGTAATATCCTTAGTTTCATAAGGAAACTCTGAAGCTTGGTAATTACCATCCTCAAGTTTATCACCAATGATGTATTTATTCACACCAATATCTCCAGCATAATAACCCTGTAGTTCTAGGGTTATTCTTGGGAGAGTCTTTGGGCCTTTTACTTGATTATTCCCTATACCAAAAAGTGGTATAAACTTCTTCATACCTTTGATTGCCTCTTGAAATCTTTTTTCGTTTTCTTGAGACAAAGGTAAGAAGTCTTCTGGGTTTAAGGTAAGACCCATTTCCAACATTGTACTAAGTAGAGAGATATAAAAAGTTCTTTCTACTATTTCTTCTGAGTTTACCATTAAAGTCCTAATCTAATATTTAATTGAACACTTTGATTGCCCTTGTCATTAATATACCCATTATAAGTTACCTGAATACCTCCAAAACCACTCATTATGGTTTGTAAATGACCAACACAATTTAATTCACTAACCCATTGAGTAGCAATATTTGAAGGATAATCGGTAAGCCATACTTTAAAGGGTATTGGTTCAGAACCAATACCTCCAGGGAATTGACCCTCTATTGTCTTACTTATATCGGTTATCTTAAATTGTTTTACAAATTTAGCAACTTGAATACCGTTGATAAGGTAGTACTGATAACCCTTTACATTACTAATCTGAGCAGTACTAGTATTTTGACCAAGATTTGGGAATGGTATATTCGGAGTTGGTTCAAAGCCATACTTAGTAGTTCTAATACCTGGAGATTGAGTTATATTTAAAACTATCTCTGGGTTAGGTTCTTGCTGTGAGATAATCTTAACCGTAGTAGTTCTTTCTAATGGGTCATAGTTACTTGGGTTGTGATCTTGATTAGTAGATTTAGTTTTGATAATAAGCTTACCTGCAGCATTAGCTTCCCCAATTTCTTGGGTTACCTCTAACCAATCGGATGAGCTTTCTAATTTCCAATCTACAGCACGGTATTCATCTTGAGGCTCATTATTTATAAACTTCTGTTGGTAACTATATACCCCTATTTCTAGAGTCTCACCCCTTTTAGTACCATCGAAAGTATGGGAAGTAGTTTCCGGAGTGATACTAAAATAAGTTCCCCAGGTCTCTACTATTTTAGGAGCAGCCTTTTGTATCAGAGTTACTTCCCTTTCTACACCCTGAACTACTACCTTGAGGGCCTGCTCTTTTAAGGTCTGTTCTGTATTTACTGCTTTCGGTTTTACACGAATGGTAGCAGTACCAGTTCCTGATAGTGAAGATATTTCAAAATCTACTGCCATTATATAATCCTCCTTATTTCTTTTCTAACTTCATTACGTATTTCCTTTTGTAAGGCAGCTTCTCTATCAGCAGCCTTAAATGCAGGAGCCCAGAGAGGACGAGGTGGTAAATTACCATCTCTACTACCATACTCTAACATGATAGCTATCTGATTCAAAGTTTTTCTTGAAGTCTTACCAGTATAAGTAATCTTCTTGATTCCAATTGGTAAACCAACGAAAGTTCTTTTCTTACCTTTTACTAAGGTAACTGACCTGGCATATTGTCCAGTAAGATTTAGCATGGTATGGTCTCCATATCTCTTTATGGTACCAGGAGCATGTGGTGGCCAAGATACTCCGGAACCCCTTGGAGGTACACCAGTATTCAAACTTCGTCTTACTATACGAAGAAGTTGATTGCCAAACTTTTCTGTACCTTTCGCATAACCCTTAGTTAAGATACTTGGAGTTTTAGCAATCAACCTTTCTGCACGAGCTTGTTCTCGTTTATCTACGTATATTTCTAGAGGACCAATTGGAGTCGATAGTGTAATATTAACCGACTTACTTGGCATAATTCTTATTATTGTTTAGGTTTATCTAATCCCAATTCTTGAGCAATCCTTAATAAAAGAGTTTCTTGGTTAGTTAACCTCTCATTCATGGATAACTTAAATTCTTCGAAATCTGGAGCAGGATTACGAGGTGATTCTGAACGATTATTAATTAAACCAAGAATATTATCGCATTCAGAAACAACGGCCTCAAATTTGGCTTTGTTATTTAAAATATTTAAAGCATTCTGTTTCTGCATTGATACCTCATTAATGATATTATCGAGATTGGTCGTATAATAGGTACCATTATAAATACCTTCATTTACATTAGTTGGTAAATAAATGGTAATTTGAGATATTGAATCTTGTATCACTAATTCGATACTGTTAACAAAACCTTCTTTACCATTTGAGGCCATTGGTTTACTTTCGCCAACTTTTAAAACTCTTGCTTGGTCAAAGATTGGATAACCAGACCGACGATCTTTCTCTAAGGTGAAAATCATATCACCCTTTTGTACTTTCTGAAAAATCAATTCTTCCATAATCATTTTCTATTTATTAAGTTTAAACCGAATGATACTGCACCTGGATTCTTCTGCATGAAGTCTACCAGTTTTAGAAATTGATAGTATCCAAATTGATTAATGAGTACCTGAGCTTTGTTTGCTACTTCTTGAGCAACCTCTATATTTGGAGCAGGTAATGCTAGTTGTATCTTAAATTCTGTGAGTTGTTCTTGTTGTTCCATAATTCCTTAGTTAATGTGTTAAAACGAAAAAAGGAGTACACCTAAAATAGATGCACTCCTTTTTAGTCATCCCGGCAAATTAAGAATTACCGAGCCGATGTAGTTGTACCTTTTAAGGCAGCCAGAATTACGATTACCACAGCAACAACCATCGTTACAGCCTCTGTCCGCGATTACAACGCCATCGCCGGCACCTTTTACTTCTACTCCCATAATTGGAAGGTTTTAAAGATTAATACTTAGGTTAATTATACATTAAATACAGAATAGTGTTGTATTTTTATTACCCCAAATTAAATACGTATTCATAAGTAATTGTTGCAGCATTCTGAGTTATGTTGACTGTAAGCTCCCAACCGTCATCATTGTTTTCTGCTTGCCTTAATTTAATGGTACCTGACCTTGTTGATTCTACGGTATTCTCTGTTAAGGTTAAGGTTAACCCATAGTTTCCATTATCACTTGATAACGTTGTAATTGCTACATTTGTAACCCAACTTGGTTTTGAGGTTACAGTTAAAGCTAATGGGTATCTTGTACTTATTTCAGAACCGTTTATTACCTTAGTCTTAAAAGAATAAGCTACATCAACTGTAAAATTATTACCTCCCAAAGCTGATAATCCGGTTCTGGAAGTAGTTCTAGAACCAGTAGGGGAAGTAAATGCCAAGTAGTAATTATAACTTACACTAGTTCCACCTTGGGTAATATCCACATAATCAGAAGCCCCATCATAGTTAGCAAAGACTCTAACAGTTCTAGAACTGGTACTACTGTTTGAAGAAGCAGTAAGGGTAGTCCCAGATAATGTAAAACCCGAAATACCATTGGTACTTAAGGATGGGTCAGCAGTATCATAGCCATCCCTTACTGTGTAACCAGAAGTATAATTTGAATATCGATCTCTACTTGCACTTGGATATAAAGTTACACTTCCTCCAGTATTAGAAATAGTGTATGAACTAGCAGTTAGAGTTACAGACCATGAACCATAAGAATAGCTCAACCATTTATTTGCCTCTTGATATACTGGTACACTTACAGATTTGGTTTTACCATTGAGTGATAAAGTACCAGTAAGTGTACCTACTTGGGTCCTAGATTTTACGGTATCTTCCAGATTACTTGCACTAACTGCAGTACCATAACTAATACTAGCACCGCTTGTAATCGTACCTCCTCCCGTTGTAGAACCATTCCATCCCCAGGTCTGGGAATAAGTTGGCAAAGTAGTAAATGAACTTCTTGTACCTCCACTTGCAGGTATATCTGTTACAGCTCCACCACTTGCAGTAATTTCACTATAAGTCTTATAACCTGCAGATTGAGAACAAGATATGGTTACTTTCTTATTGGTTTCTGCTTGGGTTAAAGTTACGGTACCACTACGAGTACTGGTAGAAGTATTATTACCCATAGTTACTGAAGTACCGGTACCGGATATACTTCCTCCATTAGCTCTAGTATAAGTTAAAGAAATTTGGTTACCATAGTTATGGCCATTTCTTAATTCTTGCTTGTATGAAGTTACCGTGAAAGTTTTAGTACCTCCAGTTGCCCCAAAAGACATAGAAGTGGGGTTTACACTAAACCCATAACTCCAAGATTGAGAGGCTGCTGCTTGAGTGAAGGTAGCAGAAACGGTTTTACCAGATTCATCTTGAGTATAAGTTCTAGTATGAGCTCTTGAGGATAGAGCTAAATTTTCGGTAGCAATAAACCCCATAGTATCAGTAGACCCCTTTAACCAATCTGGTAAAGTTGTTCCGGTATGACCCACTGTTACCGAAGAGCCTTGAGCTACCCCATCCCAATACTTTTGTTTAGTTGAAGTTAAACCTATTCTAGCAGGGGTTGATTCTCCACCTATGGCAGGAAAAGTAAAGGAAGTATTTATAGCTGTAAATGTATACTTATAAGTTACCTTATGAATATCTTCGAGTTTGACACATTCGTTGTTTCCATAGGAACTGGCATTGGATAGTTCCAACCCCACATAATTTTCCCCTGTTCCTGTAGGGGAGAGTGCTAACAATTCAGCCTTGGTAGGACAGTCATTGCCATCCTTACCAAGGCCTACTTTACTTTTGACAGCACTCCAGGTTGCTATCTCTCCCATAAGTTATTTGTTTTTAAGTTCCTGAATCTCTGCCTTCAAAGCCTTGATTTCGTCATAGAGAAGTTTAACACCTTCGATTGCCAAGGTTGACATCTTGTGGTATTTAACTTGTTTTACGAGTACGTATTCTTCTCCATTGATTTCTAAGGTTTCGAATTCCTCTGGATTAGGTACCGTAGATTTCTCTACTGGAACTTCCTCTACATATTTACCAAATCCCAATCCCTCAAGATTCTGAGCAATAGTTCCCTCGTCCTCTTTACCAAGCATTTCGAATGACTTAGTTGGTATCTGGCAAATCTGTTCCAGAGTATGATTCAAATCTCGGATATTATCTTTGAGTCGAATATCTGAAGACTCTTTCCAGAAACCGGAAGGAGCAGTAGTCTTAGCAAATACTACCTGGTCGGTAGTTGCCAATCCCAATTGAGCTCTAGTTACTGTATGAGGATTATCCTTTCTACCTGCATGGTTATTGATAGAGGTTTGAGCAGCAGTACCTGCAGCCTTAGCATCGGCAATAGCAGCAGCCTGAGCAGTAGATACTGGCTTATTTGCATCAGAAGTATTATTAACATTACCCAATCCAACCTGAGTTTTAGTAACTGTATGAGGATTAGATTTATTGGCAATGTGATTATTTACCTTAGTTTCTAAGGCAGTTACATCTGAACCAGTATCGGCAATCAAATCGTCAACGTAAGTTTTCAATTCTGTACGAAGAGCATTGATGGCATTAGTTCTATTGGTAATCTCATTTGCCAACCCCTGTACGGTATTATCCAAGTTAGTCTTATCTGCTGCAGTCATTACACCTGCAGTAGTCTTAGTTGCTGCAAGTATATCTCTAATTAAATCTGTAGCACCTTCATAAGTCTTACCATCTGCACTCTTAGTTTTATTATTAAGAGTAGCTCTTACATTAGTTGAATTATGGGTAAGAGTGAATCCAGTAAGAATAATTCCTGGAAGAGAACTATTAAAGGTATCATGAGCATTATCTTTTGCAATACGGGCCTCTTGTTCAGCTTCAATAGCATCTGGTAAGGTTTGATTAAGCATTATTACACTATCGGCATCCATCAGACCAGCTTCTCGAGTAGTGGCTGGAGTTAGAGGGATTACCATCCCATCGGGTTTATCAATGTAATGCCCTTGACCATCCGTAGCAGAATAGTTACATAAGATAATAACATTACGCTTATTTCTGGTAGCTATTGAAACCTTACTAATTAAATTTTTAGGCATGCTAGATACCACATCCTCAAGATGCTTACCTCTACTACCTTCGAAAGCAGTACCTGCAATTTCCCCAATGATAAGAGACGAAGTATTACTGTCTACGAATTTAGTACCTGACCAACGGAATTGGTATGGAGGTTCACCATCGGCAACATTTATATAAATCTTACCAGATTCTCCAACTACGGGAGTTTGGTGACCTGCATCCGTATACAATTGAACATTAGTAAGACCTTCAGTGGGGCTTACATCATAGGTAGCATATACTTCAAGTACATCATCTACATATGAAGGCAAATGGTTAGCAGGTACTAACCCATTCCCATCCAATGGAGCAAAGCCATCAGCCTTACCCTTAGTTGCTACAAAGGCATCATGCTTAGCTTCTAGAGTGTTAATGTTATTCTGCAGTTTAGTATCAAGGGCAGTGTCTGCCGCAGTTCTATCAGCAATCTCTTTATCAATCCTTGCACCCAATGCAGTATCAGCAGAAGTACGAGCAGTTGCTTCATCGTTTACAGCTTTAGTAAACTTGGTATCTAAAGCAGTATCTGCAGCTTTTCTATCAGCTACTTCTTGAGCAAGAGCGGCTTCTGATTTACCGTCCAAAGCTTCGATAGCATCTTTACGGTCCTGAACCTCTTGAGCAATAGCATTGGGTAATGTCTCATCCAGATTAACTTTATCTTGGGCGGTCATTACACCAGCTTTCTCTGTAGTAGCTGCTGGGATATAAGTAGTCTTATAATCTTCAGGCTCATGAGTATAAATACCCTCTTCTTTTTTAGAAGAGAAATTATGGGTTAAAGTAACATGACTGCTTTGTTGACCTACCTCAACTGGTTTATCACCAGATAAGATAATAATATTATCTGGTATAGAATCAAACAGCTTCTTATCTGCTGCAGTTTGTACACCAGCTTTCTCTGCAGTAGAGGCAGGCAATGTAATAGGATTCTGTTCTACTGTACCATCTTCAACTACGGTCTTAGTAGCAGCTATGCCAACAGTAGTTTCATTGGGAGTTACTGCACCAAGAGCAAAGTTAGCCGTAGAGATTCTATCTAACTCAACCTTATCCTTAGCAGTCATCGTACCAGCCTTAGTAGCCGATACCTGAGGCAAGTCGAAAGTTTCTTTGGTATCGGCGTTCAAACCATTGTCCTTAGTTATAGTAACCGTTACCTTATTAGCATCAGAAGCTGCAGAGATATCAGTTAAAGCATTTGGGTCTAATCCATCTAACTTAACTTTATCGGCAGCAGACATAAGACCAGCAAGAGATTGGGTAGCAGCTAAAAGGTTTTTAGTTCTATCCTGAACTTTACCGTATACATTGCCTTCTCCCTTATCTTGGTAATGTTCTGTCCAATGATAATGAGTTTCATCTCTCTGATATTCGGTTGTGTCGGTTACTATACTAGCCGGTAAGGAATCAGATGTAGCTTCTTCGGCTACCAATCTTTCCTCATGGTCATCGGTAATAGCCGTGAACTTATTATCCAATGCCGTATCGGCATCCGTTCTGTCCTGGATTTCTTTATCGATACGTTTACCCAAAGCAGTATCTGCAGCGATACGGGCAGCTTCTTCGGCATCAATGTTATCCTGAAGAACTTTATCGGCAGCCTTTCTTTCTTCGCTTTCTGTTTTGAGGTCAGAAGAGTTCTGGTCAATCTTTGCTTCTAATCGAATATCCTCAGCCTTACGAGCAGCAATTTCGTTATTCAGCAAATCGGTAATTGCAGTATAGTTACCATTAATGTTATCCTGAATACCCTGAATCAATTCAAGATTACGTTGGATATTGGCAGCATTCTGAGTTACCAAAGCATTGGTAGCATTCAGAGAAGTTAATAACTCTGTACGAGTTTCACTTACAAAAGTTCTCAACTCATTTACCGTAGTAGTAAGAGTATTACTTAAGTTAGTGAAAGTCTGTTGCAGAGTATTATCCCCTTGTTCACGCAGATTCTTTTCAGCTTCAAGCTTATTCTCCAACTCAGTAAGCTTAGCAGTCATAGTTGCTGCAAAGTTAGGGTCATCACCGAGAGCCTTAGCAATCTCAGCCAAAGTATCAAGTACCTCTGGAGCAGAGCCAATAATCTTTTGGATAGCTGCCTCTACTTGTTCAGCACTCTGGAAATCTGAATCGTTTAATAACTCAGATACCTTAGTGATGTAATTTGCATGTTCTTCGATGCCATCCAACTTGGCATATAGCAAGTCAGTGAAGTCATTTGAAGAAAGTACTTTACCGTCTACCTTATCTACCTTCTTTCCATCCATTGCCTGGTCAGCAGCAATTCGATCTGCTTTTTCCTGAGCAATAGCATTATTAATAAGGGTATCTTGGTTAGCACGTTCTGTAGCTTCCTTATCGATATTATTCTGCAACTCGGTATCACCAGCTAAGCGGTCATTCTTTTCGGTAAGTATATTTTGGTTGATACCCGCCATATCATCTTTATGGTTCTGAAGGTTGGTATCAATCTTTGCCTCAAGTGAAGTCTCTTTGGCAATTGCTCGGTCTTTCTCTGCATTAATAGCAGTAGTATTAGCATTTACCTTTGCTTTTAATTCATTCATAGCATCGGTATTACCCGCCTCTAGAGAATCAATACGAACTCCCAAAGCATTATCACCGGCAATACGATTTTCCTTTTCTTGTTCAAGCTTAGTGTTAAGATTAGCCACCTCGGATTCCAAAGCCTGCTTAGCATTATCTAATTTAGCTGTGAACTCAGTACTCAGAGATTTATCGGCTGCAGTACGGTCTGCTACTTCTTTATCCAAATTTACCTGAAGAACTTGGTCTGCAGCTTTTCTTTCTACACTCTCAGTATTAAGGTCAATATTGAGAGTATCGATACGAGAACTCAAAGCACTGTCGGCATTCGTACGGTCAACGATTTCTTCGTTAATCATATCCTTAACTTCCTTGTAGTTATCCCCTACAGTCTTAGTTAAATTTGTGATTGCCTCTGAATTTCTTTCGATATTATGTTGGTTAGTAGCGATTGCCGTAGTATTGGCATTTACCTGCTCGGTAAGCTCATTACGCAAGGTATTGATAGACTCTTGCATACTCAAAGCCAAGTCTGAGATACGCTGGTTAACATTAGCCAAACTTTGAGTATATGCTTCATCGGCAGTCTTTCTTTCGGCAATCTCCTTATCCAAGTTAGCCTGAATTACTGCATCGGCATCTTTACGGTCTTGGATTTCCTTATTAAGGTTATCTCTTACAACTCCAATAGCAGCATCACCAGTAGCAGACTTATTGTCTACATATTCTTTCAGTTTAGTTTCGAGAGCAGTGTCAGCATCCTTACGGGCTTGAACTTCAGCAGCTACCTCAGCACTGTTTGCCTCATCTCCTGCAATACGGTCTTCGATTTCTTGGTTAACCTGTTCTGTAATTGCAGCCAACTTCCTAGTGATGGTAGTTGCAAAGTTGGGGTCATTTCCAAGGGCATCAGCAATTTCCTTAAGAGTATCAAGTACTTCAGGTGCTGAACCAATAATCTTTTGGATAGCCGCATTTACTTCCTCTTCAGTTTGGAAACCGGCATCATTTATAAGCTGAGAGAGATGGGTAATATAGTTTGCCTTTTCTTCTATGCCATCCAATTTAGCTTTGAGGATATCGGTAAAGTCATTCTTAGTCAAAGAATAACCTTCACGTTTATCTACCTTCTTAGCATCAAGATCTTTATCCCCTTTTTCTCTAGCAGCAGCCTCGGCAGCAATAGCATTGAGCAATTGTTCTTTGTCTTCTACACCCTGCTCTTTTATATCCTCGATTTTGTGTTCGAGAACTAGATCCTGAGCAGCACGAGTAGTAGCCTCTGAATCTATATTGTTCTGTAATACTTGGTCTGCAGCAGTACGTGCTTGAGCTTCTTGGTCAATCTTACCCTGAAGAGCATTGTCTGCATTGGTACGATCTGTTACCTCTTTAGATATTTCATTGTGAAGAACTTGGTCCTCAGAATGACGGTCTACCTTCTCTTGGTCAATCTTACCTTGAAGAGCTAAAGTATCAGCCTGGCGATTAGTGATTTCTTCATTAATCTTAGAATCCAGTACGGTATCTGCATTGGTACGATTTGCAGTTTCTTCAGCAATCTTTGCCTCGAGTGCGGCCTTATCATTGATATGGAGAGTCTTAAGGTTATTTACACTTTCCTTAATCTCATTATCGGCAGCGATACGTCCATCTTTTTCCTTTTGAATAAGGTCCTTGAGTTCTTTCTCAAGTTCGTCATTATCTTGATTTACCTTATCTTCAAGGTCTTTGATGTCTTCAGCATTCTTATCTACCTTCTTCTCAACTCGGTCGATTTCAGCTTTTAAGTCTGCCTTAACGGTATCAATCTTCTTATTGATTTGGTCTAACCCATATTCTAGGTTATCCTGAACTGCAGCTACTTCAGCACCCAGAGCAGCTTCGGCTTCCTTAGCACGATTAACCTCTTCGGTTAAAGCAGTACGAAGGTCGGTTAATTTATTAGTGATAGTAGTTGCAAAGTTGGGGTCATTACCCAATGCTTCTGCCAACTCTTTAAGAGTATCAAGGGCATCATCAGCACCATCAACCAAATCACTAATCATCTGTTTAACTTCTTCCTCAGTTTGATATTTCAAATCATTCTCAAGCTGAGAAACTTTAGTGATATAATTTGCATGTTCTTCGATGCCATCAAGTTTAGCCTTCAACTCATCGGTAAAATCATTTTTCGATAAGTCGTATCCTTCTTTCTTATCTACCTTATTCTTGATAGAAAGTACGAAGGCCCAGAACTCATTTATAGTTCCTCCAAAGCCAGCTTTAACAAAGTCATCATAGTAACCCTGTAATAACCGCTGGTCTATTTCTTCGCAGGTATAATACTTACTTACATACATATTTTATAAAATTTAAGGATTAATTACTGCACGTTGACGACCCAGTAAGAATTCAGAATCGATATCCCTGAATGGTTCTCCCTCTGAACCACAGAAGGCATTCATTGGTACATCCGGATTTTCGGGGTCTACATCTCCACCGTCCTCAATATCTCCCCGTATGCAAGCATAATCAGGAAGCCTATTTACACGGAACTTTATTACCTGGCCTATACCAGGATGAGGTATTATTTTATCCCAGATATCCCCGAAGTAATCTTGAAAGCAGGTGACAAATTTGTTTCCGGTCATCGATTGAAATGCCGTTACATCATTGCCATTACCTTTCATTTCAATATGAACTCCAGAGGTACCATTGAGGATAACCCGATTACTATCAAACCAAATTCCACTGTTTGTAGTAATTGGTGTCCACCTCAGTACTAACATCTTTGCCATATACTTTATTTTTATTCTACAAATTCAACTTTGGTATCTCGGTCTCTCTTTAGGATAATCATGAAAACTAAAGCCTCATCCTTTGCCTGAGCAGTCTGAGTATCTCCAGAAGGCTTATACGTTATACCATTAATTACAAACCTATCTTGTTCCCAATTAAAATCCCAATAACCTTCCGGTGTAAGATAACCGATTTGTTCTATATAAGATTTAGAAATTAGTATTGATAAGTTTTCATCATCCAATTCTCCTGAAATAGTTGCCTTATTGATAGGCCAGTTTCTGAAAGCATTGTAGTAACATAATGCCTCGATTTGGATGTTATAATATTTAGGTATACTGTCTTCGGCATGACTGAGAAGCTGATTAACATGTTTGGCCCAGGTTATGGATTGCCTACCAGCATCCCAATCTAAGAAATCAGTGATAATTTTCTTGTATCTATCCCAAGAGCGGTTCTTTACCATTCTCCAGGGTTCTTTTGTCATAACTTAGTTAGAATTGATTTCTTACCACCTTTCACTGGAGCACTTGGATTTGGCCCATCTAATACTCCAGGTTGCCTTCTGTTAACTACTTTTGGGACTACGGTTCTAAATACTTCATCACAGAAGGGTAAGTAGATTTCCAATCGTGAAGCTAACATACAAAGGTTCTTCCTTAATTCATCTATTAATCCACCTGGTTGCATTGCTTGAGAAAGTGTTTTCCATAGGGAACTTGTAGCATCTGCCAAGGTATCATAATATTGCACTTCAGTAGGCCCAGTAGTGATTTGTTTAATCCTATCACCTCGGGCAAGTTCGGGTTTAGAAGTACCATCACCAGTTTGTTCTTTGGTAGAAGTTAATTGACTTAGGTATTCTGAAGTACTTGTTAATAGATTAAGTATCTTCACATTGAGAAAGTCCCATGCTGCCAATTCCATTATTAATTGGTTTTCTAGTGCTTCATACCATAATTCATCAGTATACTTATCTGCAGGAATTTGGTGATTTACTAGAGGACCAATATAATATTGCCATTTGGTGATGTAGATAGATTTATCTTCCCTGGTCATTCCCTCTGATATCTCTGAAGGAATATAGTGGTCGATTAAGTTATATATTGTATCGGCTAATGCCGTATGACCATAATCACAAACTACCAGAGTCTTATCTACGGTGATATCTAAACCATTAGAGTTGGTTACATGTAGGGTTACTGTATAGAAACCGGGAGTTTCATAAGAATAGGAAACATGTCTTCCACCATTGAAAACCTCTCCCTTATCATCGCCAAAGTCCCAGTCAAAAATGGATTTGGCCGGGACTTTGGATATGACTCTGAATGAAACTTCCAGACCTGACGTAACGTACAAAAAGTCCAGATTGTTATTCATATTAGTCTGTCTTATGTAATTTTCATATATTACCCTTTAGAAGAGGATTCGAATTCTTCCAGCAAAGCCTGAATAAGTGTTTCTACTGTATCATCTTTCTCGGCAACGATTTCATGAAGACCTGCTACCAGTTTCAGTTCTTCCAGGGAATAGCCCTTTGCAAGTTTTTCAAGAGTCATGCCTTTCTTGAACTGAGCATTCAGTCTCTTATCCAACTTTTCTATGTCGGCCTCTGAATACTTTTCGATTTCTGATTTATCAGCAATGATAATCAGATGGCCAGAGGCAATTGCCTTCTGAATCTTTGGTGCACGGAATTGACGACGAGAGAGTTCCTTGTCTTCTCCTCTACAAACGGTAATACCAGTTGATTGGTCATGAAAACTGTAAGCTCTTGGTCCCACAGTTACTGTATATTTATCTTTAGCCATATTTCCTAAGATTTAAAAATGATTAAAAAGAGAGGATAGGTCTTTTTAATTACCCACCCTCTCAGGGAATTTATATAGATGAAACCGGACTGCCCTTATTATTCGAGGTTAACCATCAAATATGGGTCTACGTTCATGAACTCGGGGAATCCGAATTCTGAGAACTTCTTGTCAGCAGCCAGCAATAGAGTTGCATCCTGGTACATCTTAGAGAAGCCAGTAGTCAAGCTTGCATAGATTGCCTGAGTCTGGTTAGAAACGATTCTTTCCGATTCAAGCATCAACTGACGAGCAGTAAGCTTAATCAAGGCAGCAGAGGTATCAATCAACAACAGCTGTTGGTCGGGTGTACCCGGGTGAATGTAGAAGTCAGCATTCTTGGGAACAGGAGACTTAACATTCAGGGTAGCTTCTGTAGTACCAGAGTGACGATCTTTAAATTCCGGCAAGTTCAGCATTTCGATTGCCTGGTCTTCACCACCAATCATAGTTTGGAAGTTACGTCCCATACGAGCAGCACGTACCCAAATATGCAGAAGGTCTTTGTAAGTGATACCGTTAGTTGTTTCGTATACACCGATTACCGGGGCAGACTCAGAGCCATCAGGGTTGTTACCATTGATAGCAACGTCCATAGCCAGAGTATCCAGAGCATAACCCAACTGAACACCAAAATCACGAAGGTAGATTCCCAAGACATCGAGAGAAACATAGTTACGAACTTCATCAGTAAGTTTGAAACCTTTTCCGATTTTGAAGAGGCTAACTGATTTCTGTCCGAAGCTAACATCACCCAATGGGATAGTTTCTGCCTCATTAACCTTTGCAGGGGCAGCATCCGACATGTTAACCATCGGCATGATTGCTTGTAAACCATTGATTGGTTGGTCAGATGCAATGATATTTGGATAGAACGGAGCCTGGCGCATACCCAATGTGATAGCAGCACGGATGATTTCCGGAACAATCCAACGAATATTCTGTTGGGGCATTGTAAAGATGTTCTGCATCGTGTCCACTTTTGGATTGATGCCCATCTTTTCAAAAAGTTCATCTTCTGAAATACCCCATTTACCGGTAACCAATTCTCCAAAAGTTACCTCTACAGGCTTCTTGTCCTGTGAACCGGAACGAACAGCTTCCAAGCTTCTTACCATTTCCGGCAGCTCATTCATAAAATCCTGAGCCTTCAACTTTGTAATATCTATTTTATTTTCCATAACTTCTTTTCTCTTATTTGATGAGTACTTGAATTACCTCATTTGCCTCTTCTGCTGGATTAAGGGCAATGAACTGGGTTGAAGTTGCTTGGTTAGCTTTTACGAATCTATCGTTAAGCAATTCTCCATCGGGAGTTACATAGCCAGCTTCGATATTTTCGTTTGATACCCAGTTACAAATCATGTAACCTTCCATAGCTACTGTTACCTCTACCGGGAAATTTCTTTGAGGTTGATAAGCAGGGTTAACGTTATCCGTTACTGCTACACCCAAATAAACTTGAGTAGCTGTATCAGTGCAAGGGTAAATCAAACCTTCTTCATTCAAAGCCACTGGCATACCCTGTACGATTTTCTCTCCAGCTTTAACATTGAAAGCCTGGTGCAATTTGTGTGACTCACTTTTGTAAATCACCGCTCTCGGGGTTCTTTCCCCAAAGAGAGTAAGTTGCTGAGGGTCGTTTACGATTTTAGTTTTTTCCATAACGCGGATTATTTATATTAGTTATTTGATTTTGTTTCGATACAAGTTATCGATTACATTCTTAGTACTCGGAGATTCTGAATTCCGTTGGGTATCAGTACCCTGGGTTCCAGTTTTACCCTCGGTATCATCCTCAGCAATTGAGGAAGCACGGTTGACGTCCTTAGAACCACATTTTGAGCAAGTGAGAGGGAACTTCTCTTCCAAGCGAGCTTGGTAATCCTTGGTCAAGGAAATAAGAGTAGTAATACCAGTAGTCTCGGCATTGAGCATCGTAACGATTGTCTCATCTACCTTATCACCCATCAACTTCTTGTAGGTTTCTACGGCATTTTCACGTAGAGAAGCAATGTGATTCTTTCCTACGGTTGCCATTTCCTTCAAGTTAGCTACTTCGGCATTCAAGTTGGTAATCTGTTCCGTAAGAGAAGTTTTCTCTGTAGTAAGATTATCTACCGAAGTTTGCAATTCGTTTCTGGATGATACCAAAGTCTGAATGCAGGCAATTACATTTTCCTGATTCATCTCTTTACCTTCTTCCAGGGTAAGCATATTATCCCCGAAAAGGCTTTCAAGAAATTTTAGTAATTCTTCGTTCATGTTATTTTTATTTGAATGATTATCATTGGCATCATTATCATTAAAAGAACCCTGAGTATCGTTCTTTTCTTGATATGATGTTAAATCTGATTTATAATCAGTAAAGAAGTATTGCTTCGATTTATCATCTCTGTATTCTTCATAAGATGCCCAAGTTCTTTTGGCAAAGGTTGGGTTAATGATTTTACCATCCGAACCAATTTTCTGGGCAAATGAATCAGCACCATGTGAAACTAGTGAGGTCTCAAGGTAACGAACAATTTCAGTAACAATTCTACGTACCATAACTCCCTTAGAGTCATAAGTACCCAGTTTCTGATAAAATTCGTTATCTTCCATTTGGGGATGGGATTTATCCCACTTAAATTGTACAGTAACCGAATTACTATGAATTGAGGGTGGCTCCATAAGAATTCCTCGAGCAATTCTTGGGTTTGCCTTACCATCGATTTTCAGAATACCGTTGATACCAGCGGGTATAGTAAAGCTACCGTCTTTGTAGGATTCCTGCCACATTACTTGGGATACAGCACCAATAGCATTACCAATGTTGGTTTCATGGTCACAGTTTACTGTTTGACCAAGCAACATCTTCATAGAAGCCTTTAGTACTCCATTCTGACCAAAGTCTGTCGGGTTCCAATTCTTAGATACAATCGTTTCTGAAAGTAATCGGAACATAGGTTCGATAAACTCTTCATCCTTTGGAGTTAATTCCGATTTATCCAGGTTAGGGTAATAGGTATTATAATCTATATCTCCTCCCCAAAATCCAAATTGAGCAATGGTGTCCGGTGTAGGATTCTTCCATTTGTAATAATTCTCGGAGAAAGTCTGGGCTCCCACTGCTTCTGGGATATACCCAGCCATAATGGTATGGCCTTGACCTATCACCATAGAATCAAGATGCTCTTTGTTTTTCTTTGTAAATTTACTCATCTTGCTTTAGTATTTTGGTCTCCTCGAGAAGGAGCCGGGTTATTCTTATCTCTTGACCTACGAGCAGATTGGTTTTTATCATCTTGCCTTTGTTTCTTCTTAGTTCCTTCTTGGGGGTCTGTATTACCTCCCTTAGCAAATTGGTCCTCAAGTGAAACTCTTGGTTCCTTTTCATCTGGTGAATCATAACCCATTGCCCAAGCATATTGCTCTTGGCTAATGATACCTGCCTTATACAATAAGTCAAGGTTCTGTATCTTATACTGAAGACCTTGTTGGATTTTAACTTCATCAGAAACTGTAGAAGTTCCCCAATCAATCTTCATCCCCTTATTATTAAAGCCTGCCAGACGCAGTTCTAGAGAATAAAGTCGGTCTAATACATAAGCTACAAGCATTTGGATATTTTTTAACTGGCTAATCATCTTAGACAGCATTATACCAGTTGCACCTTCACCAGTAGTAGATGATACCCCAATGATAGAGCCATTAACTCCCAACCCATTTGCTACAGATTGTTGGTTCATATTCCAAGGCTTCTCGATATTACCGAGCTCCTTAGTAGTAGAATTTAGTTTGAATTCATGGTCATCTATGTAACCAGCAACTACTCCATCCTTCATACCCTCTTTAACATTACGTTTAAGGATATTAAGTTCATGGTATAATCGGGATTCATAAGCTTTTATACTCTCATTTGGTCTTTGTGGAGATTTCTGCATCTTAGCTTCTAAGAAACCAACCATACCACAAATCTCCATGATATGTTTGAAGTTAATCTTCATATCATTTTGTCCTTTGAGAGAATCTAATGCAGGCATAAATGGAGGAACTCCATAAGGTTCATCGGTATCATTGAACATACCAACATAGAAGTAGGTTTCTGGGTTAAGCTTAATGTAATCTTGTTGCTTAACAAAGAAATTTATATTCTTTTGGTAAGGAGCATACACCCCATTTAATTCACGTTTAAACTTGATGTGTTCTGGCTTAAGGAATAATACAGTAGCCAAACCATCAAGCTTATCATTTGGTACTCCTTCTATGGATATTGCCCCACTTACAAGAAGTTGAACAATCATTTTATTAACTAAACCATCTATACCAGCAGTATATCTGGTCCATCCCTTGGTGGCTTTCTTAAGATGTTCTCTCATCTTTGAAGCCTCTTCATCGGTATTATTAGGGAAAGTTACTGTATGACTGGTGTTAGCTAACTTAAACATATCTTGCAATGCAATGCCCATATCAGGATTTACCTTATATAAATCCCGAATTAAAGGTATCACATCAACACGAAAAGAGGGTTCAACTAATTTAGTCAACCCTTGTAATGATGTAATTAAGTTATCGCTATCATCGTCAACTGAAACCCTACCAGGCGAAATCGATGTGGCAGGCTTTTCCTCTTTATTAGAGGATGTACCATTCTTGGGAGGGTCCTTCTTACGTCCCCAACCCCAACTAAAATTGAAGTACTTTTTCATCTTGGTTGTACGATTACGTTAGTTTTTCCTTTCCTTATGTGATTACATATTGCTTTTCCAAAGATATCATCATCGGCATATACATCCCCTTCAAGGTCTACATCTACAGCTGAATTGTTAGCCCTATGTTTACCCATTGCAACAGGTCTACCTAAACCATCATAAATGAAGGTATAAGCTTCTTGTACAAAGAATGGGTCCTTAATGATTACGTGATCTAATCGAATATCTTCTTCCAAGTTTTCTATTATCACTGAACGATTCTTTTGGGTGGTTAACCAACCAGGGGATTTATCCATTTCAGGTCTACTTTTACCTTTTTTCTTTAGCATCTTCTGGTAATAGTAAAGGTTAGGGTAGCCTTCGTCTTGAAGCTTAGAAGTTACTGATAAACCAACGTCATTGGATTCTGGAGCTATTACTGCCCAGTTAAACAACTTCCCAGTATCACCAAGTAACTTAGCATAAGCTCCCACTGCCATTCTTCCCTTATATACTACTTGTTCTTCTCCTAGCTTATCCATACAAGTAAATGAAGAGTAGTCAGAAGCTCTACCAGTTGAAACGTCTGCACCAATGAAATATTCTTTATCTGATTCGGGTTCACAGAATTGTCGGTATTGACCATTAAATCTCTTCTTAATAACTGGGTAATCACTAAGGCAGTCTTCGATAGCTTTAATATCTGCTAAGTCGAAGACTGTATTACCAGATGATAAGAAGTCACCATCAATTTCTTGTGCAGTTCGTTTTGCTCCCAAAGCAGAAGACATTTGGTTATACCAATTGATATCTCGTTCTGGGTGCATTTGCCAGTATAATCGAATTGGGTTAAAAGGATTACCTCCTGCAATGGCATCTACCCAAGTTGAGTGATAGAAATTACCAACTCCATAGGGAGTGGAATTGACGATGGCAGCTCCACCAGTGGAAAGAGTAGGGAATGCAGCAGCCCAAATTTGAGCAGCCCATCTTACTACTGCTGCCTCGTCAATTACCAGAAGAGAAAGGGATTCCGAACGACCGGCTTCGGATGATGTCGGAATAGATTCGATAAATGACCCATTATCAAATTCTATCATGGAAGCAGAACCGTATTCTCCAGCTCTACCATTGATTATGGGAGTTTGAAGGTACCATGGAAGATTCTTGTACATGAACTTAATCTTCTTAAGCACCTTCTTAGCAGTTGTGTCTTTGATAGAGATAATGTTTATCTTTTTGTTGGGATGGTACATCGCCAACCAAAGACAGTACATTGAAATAAGTTCTGTAATTCCTGCCTGACGGAATTTGAGAATGATATTGAATCGTTGGGCAATGAAATTGTAGAGAACTGATTTCTGAAATGGGTATAAATCAAATCTTACCTTTCCTCTTACTGGATGTATCACATAGCAAAAAAGGCTAAAAAAGAAAACATCACTAGAAACTCGGGATAGGTTTGATAGCTCCTCCCGAGTTAATGTAGTTCTAGTTTCTGAGATAGTCTTTGCCATTACTTAAAAGTTATACGTTATTTGAAATTCGATGTCAGTACCTATACCAGATTTTATCTTTGGGTAGTAAAAGGTATTGACTCCGAATTTGTAATTAAATCTCTTAGTCTTGATTGAAAGACCAGCTCCCATATCGAAGAGATTATTGAAAGGTCTGTATTTGCCATAGACGTATGGGCTAAGTGATAACCTTGCAACTTTCTTTCGAGTTAATTGACCTTCATACCAGTTGTAGTTGTACTTATCTAAGTCGATTGGGAATAGTCTAGTTGAATAAGTGTTAGTCTCCTTATTGAACAGACTTAAGTTCAACTTATCTTTCTTCAAAACAATTTGAACCAGGGAATCTTGTTTACTGATAGCTGGCAGCCTTAGCATGGAATCAGGAAAGAGAGTTGGCTGCTTATTATCATGAACTAAGATTTTACCTGGTTCAACTTTTTCTGAGTACTTCTTCTCTGGTTTGAAGGGTTTCTCTGTGTATACTGTATCTGGGATTTCATTGACCGCTAGTTCCAGGGAATCAACCTCTCGAGAAAGTTTGTAATTCCTGAAGCAAAGGTAAATAGTAAATCCTAGAAGTACAATGAACAAGGCCTTCTTTAAATTCTTCATGTTCAAAAATTTTAGGAAGTTCGCACGCTTTAATGATACTATCTATTCGGTAATCGCTTAGCGATTACCTTTATCGAACGAAGTGAGATAATATCCAAATATACTACTTACGATATGATATATGAATAGCTATATATACGCAGATAAATATATAGATATATATACGTAGTATATTATATATCTATATATTTCAAGGCACCCCAGAAACTTATATATAAGACTTTATATATAAAGCTGAAACTCAAGGTTTCTTGGTATTTGCCTTTTTGAGGCATTCCTTAAACCAATAACCTATTTCACCTACTGCCCCTTTGGCAATTGTATATCTTGCCTTGTTAAGCCAATAATGGTAATCCTTAAAATCACCTTCGAAGGTATCACCATTCTTGTGAAGGTAAACTTTGAATTTATCTGGGAATCCCATAATTGCCTTGAAGTCTTCGATTCCCAAAGGATAACCATCGGGTCTGAATTGCCTATCTGCAGGTCTGAGAGTTAATGGGGGTTTATCATACTCTAATCGATATACTCCTGGAAGAGTACTCATCTTTGCAGTTTTGATAGGCCACTTCTTTTCATCTTTAAAATCTCTAACCCAGAGTCTATGTATCTTTGCTACTGTGAGATTCTTCTTCTCTGGAAGCTTTCGATAATCATACATTGCCAGAGTTTTACTCATAAACGGGATCTGGTTAGTATTATTTTCCTGAGAGAATGTGAGTGGTTTAAGTAAATTTCTAGTAGTTGTTGGAGTTTTTACTTGGAATACTTCATCAAAAGCATTCAAGTATTTCTTACCAGTTTTTCTATGTACTCCAATGATAAGTAATCTCTTTCGTGATAACTGTGAGTTACCGTAGTCAGAAACGCTTCTTTCGTGAAAAATAAGTTTATAGTCTTCAAGAGTTTTTTGAAGATATTCTTTTGGGAGCAAAGATAGCAAACGAGGTAAGTTTTCAATAAGAAATATCTTAGGTTTATAATGTAAGATTGATTGAATTACTAGATTCAGGGATTTATTCTCTTGGGGATTGCCCAATTCTTTTACTTTTGAAAGCCTCATAATAGAAGATGCTCCACAGTCTGGACTTGAAAATATGATGTCTGGCTTACAATCTGGGAAGGTTTCATCTTTATAATAGGGTATACCACCAAAGTTCAATTTCCACTGCTCTAAGCCTTTAGTATAAAATACTCCTCGAGTTTCTATATTAGCTATCAAATTCTTTCTAAAAGGGAACAAAAGGATGCCTGCACCAGCAGACACCCCTAATACTTTTAATTTTTTCATTTCTTGTAGCTTCTCAATTTAATGTACTTAATCCAAGCAAATGGCTTACGGTCTTCCAAGTAACTCAGATTCTTATCATTATTGTGGGCTTCTTCTTCGAAACTTACATCATGATATCTTTCATTCTGTTTATTCCACTTGGCAAAGCACATGATAATTAGGTATTCGATAACATACCAAAGGTAGAAGAATCCAAAAGTCAGAGCCACTACCCACCAAAAGGATATACCAAATGATAACCAGAGTATGATACCAAGTACCAAACCCACTATACTACACTCAATCTGCTGTATCTGATGAATACACTCATGATTGATATCATCAGGTTTACACTCTTCTACTTTGTGTTTGAAGAATGAGTTATACACCAGAGTAATTGCTTTGTAACTGGGGAAAAGGAATACCTTTGCTACCCAGCTGTTAAAATGACATCTTTTCATAATTTATCTTTGAAGTTTTCGTAAGCATTTCTTAGTTTTTGGTCGTAGGCATTCTGGGCATACCCGGGACCATTGTACTTCTTAGCGAAACCTGCCCAGTCCTTTTCTTTGAGATTCTTCAAACAACCAGAGTTTTTCATGAAATAATACATGAGTTCTAGTTGATTTGCATGAGATTCCGACATCTTATGAACGAATTCGAAGACATCTTTACAGCTACAAAGATTGTGATTGAAGCCCATAATCTGGAACATTCCCCAACTTGCGGACTTTAAAGCACATTCTTCGTCAATTTCTTTGGCTAATTCGAGTCTTTTGTACTCATGAACACCTCCCAAGTACTTCGATTTATCCCATTTAGGGAAGAAAATCGTAGAATATCTCTTACAAAGGTAAGCTAAATCTCTGTCAGGGAATTTCTTATGTACTTCTTTGTACATAATGTGACCCTCAAAGAGAATTTGAGGCCTACCGTCAGCTAAAAACCCGTCTCTACCGGCAGCTTCCACCAATTGGACAGCTTTCAATAGGGCAGGTTCTAGACCTAAGCGAATAGCAAGGTCTTTAATCATTTCATTTGTTAGTTTATCCATAACTTATCAGTTTTAATGGTTCAATTTTAGTAACAAAAGTATTGCTTATAACCCATTTTTAGGATGTTTCGAGGTTCTATTATCATATATAACTTATAAAATAATGCAATATGGACAAGAAAAATGAATGCCAGATATGTGGCAAACCGATTAATTTAGAGGAATTCGATGAAACTAGAGAGATTCCCCAACTTATGGCAAGAAAACAAATTTGTTTTCAATGTGCTTTTTGGTCTAATCGATTAGCTTATGATAAAGAGCTTGAGAAAGAGGGTAAAATTGCGGTAATTACTCCAGATTATTCTCACTGGGTAACTAAAATTCCCGGAAATATTTTAATGGTGCCCTCGGCTTTTGGTGGTATTTACCAAACTAAACTCCAACCAGTCAACACTCTTGGTGTTATAGATGAAGATAAAGAGAAACTTTTCATCATCCGTTATAATAACATCACTCACCAGGGCACTATACCGGAGCATCTAAGAGATGCTTTTAAAGTAAACGGAATATTTCTATCTCCACAGGAATACAAAATGCTAGAGGATTACCGGGGTAATGCCTATGAATTTATAAAAAATAAAATAGATAATGCAATAAATAAAGAATAATTTCGTATATTTGCATAAAGAAAATTTCTAAATAAAATAGATATGAAAAAAGAAAAGAAAGAAGCTAAAAAGCTCAAAAAAGGTGATGAAGTTATCTTCGTATTATCAGGAAGACCCATCACAGAGAAAGTAACAGTAGAATCCATCGATAAGAAAGGTGGATTTGCAATGCTCAGTAACCGGGTAAAAGTTGCAAGAACTCTCGGTCCTGATAATACATATCCAAGGTTGGATGGGCAAAAAGGAGATGTTCTTCCTCTCACAGAAGAACATGAGAAAGCCTACCTTGCATATAAGGCTTATTTCTCGATTAAGAGAAACATAGAGTTCCTTGACAAGGAAATGAAAAGTATGAAAGATACCGATGCTTTTGATATGATGATTGATTTCGATAAGAAGCTTACCAAGATTATTAACAAATACCTCAAAGAACAATGACTACTGTATTAGCAATAATTTACTTGGTATGTTTGCCATTCACGGTATTTTTTGTAAGGGCTTGCTTGGATTATTTACCCTATACTCACAAAATACACTCTCTCGTTTTATTCATCTCGGTATGGATAGTATTACCTCTATTTCCGATTTATCTATTAATCAGATACATAAAATACAAATTACTATGAGATACTTTTTTGACAAAGATGGTAATTATGCTGGGTCATCAATGCAAGGGTGGGAGATTCTTCTCCTACTCTTGTTCCCAGTTGCTTTAATAATCTTCTTCGTATTCTTACCTTTCTTCATCTTGGCTAAATATAATGCTAGAGAAGAGGATAAAAAATACGAAGAAGAACATCCAGAAATACTAAAAGCAGATTCTTATATTACCTGCTGGTATCCCTGGCATAGATATTCTGTTGCATATACCCTTACTTTAATACTCTGGGTAATTGCTTTTATAATCGGGATATTATCTTAATCTCAATATAAGTCTTAGGTTGGATCTCCCCCCCCTAATTTAAGAACTTTATTTTCCATAATGTATAATGTTTTTAGATTGATACTGTTCCTCCTGCACTTGGTACTATAAATGACCCCTCTGATATCCAGGTAGCACCTGGTTTAGTATATACAGCTACTTTATCTCCAATAGTACATTCTATTCGAGAACCAGGTTCTGAGTCATTGGCATAGAATGGAATCTTCATAGTAGTAGTACCAGTTGCTGAGAGACCTTGTATATACATCTGATCTGAAGATGATGTATTCTGTGGCCTAGCTCCCCTGCCAAAGAGATAGTAGCCTGTATCTGTGGGCAATCCAGAGAGAGTGAATGTTGAAGCCTGTGACTTCTGAATTACTGGTATACTAAGGTTAGCATCCCCACAGGTTAAGAAGATATGCCCTGAACGGTTAGCTCCAGTTTGATTACTCGATAAAGCAGTCAGGGATAACATGTAATGGTTCTCAAGAGTACCCTCTGAGGCAACGGATACTGAGCACCAATCGGGAGCATTACCCACATGGGGAGTTTCTGGCTTTTTAGACCCATCACTACCCTTTAAATAGGCCATCACAATGATTTGAGCAGTATTACCTTTACTACCACCTAAAGGCAGTGAGTTTGAAACCATTTTTATGTATCCACTATAGGTAACACCGGATCCCTGAGCTACTGTGAGATTGATTTTGTTACCAGATCCATCCTGGTCAAATGTCAGAGTAGTAGACCTTGAGGACCCAGTATTTTCTGAATAGTTAATTTTTACATCTAAGTAACCATCTCCAACGGTAACTCCTCCCCAAGTAGCCCAACTTACGGAGGCTGAGCCCAAAGTACAAGAGGGTGTAGAGGTTGAAACTACTTTGCCATTTACCAGTTTCCTTTTGAGGGAAGTGATACGGTAGGTTACAGTACCACCTTTTGAAGATACAGTATCTGTACCTGTATCTGTAATTGCACGTGCTAGTTTGAATAATGTTTTTTCTTCCATATTCTTTTAAGTTTGGTTTATAGAAAGAACTTTGATATTGTAATCTACCAGAGGGATAAGGTGGATGAGAGCCAGGGATGTTTTATTCTCTGGCTTCTTTGTGTGTGGTGTGGGATATCTGGGCATGCCTCTAATACGAGGTGTCAAAAAGTTGTGGTACTAAAATATGTAATTTGCCTTCAAGGTACCCCTTATAGCGAAAGCCTAAAATTTCCTGGTACTAAAAGGGGAGTACGGTTCCCTTAAATTTAATATTTGAAAATAAAAAGTAAGGGACAAACATTTTTATTTGTCCCTTTGCTTTCTTTCAATCTTTAAATGTTTCGTTATTGTCTTTCAAAATTTCTTTTGTGTCTTTATAGCATTGAATAACTAAATAAATTATTCCAACAAATAAAAATATATTTAATATCATAACTTTTATTTTTAAGTGAGTAGGGAAATATTTCCCTACTCTGATTTTGTTTTTACTTCAAAGATTTTTTCACAATTTCGAGACCTTTTATTAATATCTCTTTCTTTTCTTCTTTAGTGTTTTCGCTTGCAATTGAATTAAATGAAAAATCGTTTAAAACATAGACTTGTTTATAAAAGTCTATAAAGCCCTCAATTAGTTTTTTATCTGCATTTGTTGCAATGGTTGAAAGAAAATTGAAAGTTACGTTTCTGAACTTTTTACGTAACGATTTGATTTGCTTTTCGTTTGCACCCTCAAAAAGTTCTTTTTTGTAAATTTCTGTTTTTGTCCCTAAAGAAGTTTTAAAAAGTCCAGCATTTTTTTCTTTTACGCTTTTCAATACGTCTAAAGCAATCAAACTATTTGCTTTTGCGTTTGCACTTGCTTTTTCTACATTAACTTTGTTAATTTGATTTTTCATAATTAAATTGCTTGAAAGTTTTATTATTTATTATTTTTATTACCTTTTCAAATAGACTTTCAAGACTTTTTTAACTATTCTAATAAGGTAGTATTTATTTCATTTCTGTATTGCAAATATAAGAACTATTTTTAATCTACAAAATTTTTAGAAAATTTTTCTTAAAAAGTTTTAAATAAAATTCATTCAAATGTCGCTTTGTTTTTCTCACATTGCAAAGATACGAACTTTATTTTAATCTACAAACATTTTCAAGAAAAATTTTTGAGAAAATGAATAATTTTATTTTCAAAATTATTTTTGTGAAAAATTCATAAAATAGAAAATATTGTGCACTTAATTTTGGAGGTTCACAAGGGTAATCTTCACACGCCTTGTAGTGGGCATATATGATATGTATATGGATATTCCTATATGGCCTATGCCTGTCCTCTTGAGAGTATATTATATACCTGTATATTGAAGGCCATTAATGGACTAAGGTGATAAAGAATTAAGGCCCATTAGCTATATCCCTATTATTGCCCTCTATAAACCTATTAGGTCCTAATTCAATAAGGCCCTATAGGGACTATGGTAAGCCTATAGAGATTAGGATAGCCTATAAGGGCTTACTAAGTTAGCGTAAGTAAAAACCCAGGTACCTAAGTTAGGCCTGGGTTAATATATTAATCGAAGTATACCTGAAAGGTTATATACTCGATGTTGAAGGTAAAATCGGGTTCAATTTCCTCTGGGTCAGGGATTTCGGATGAGAATTCCATAAGGCAATCATCTGTGTTAAGGTAGATGGATATTTCCTTAGCTTTCGATTGCATTAGTTCTGGCAATATCAAATCGAATTGTGAAAGTGAATTGGCAATGTAGGATGCCCATGGATAATCCCTAGCGTAATTTACTAGGGTAAGAATGATGAGATTTGAAATTTGATTAAGAGCTTTCATATGTTTGTATTTAATTAGTTATTATTACAAGGCAAATATAAATATAATATATTATATATGCAATAACCCTAATTGCCTTCGTAGGTTATTAAGGGCCTTGAATTATATTTGCCTAAATCTCCGAGGCCATGAATGGAGATTGCCATTTACCTTCCCTACCTATAACTAATATTATATAATACCTAATGGCTCTAGGCAATCTAGGTACCCCTAAATCACAAAATTGTCCTAGAATACAAAAGTTAATGCTAATATAAATACTAAGCAAATAAATTACATACTTACTAGGAATATTACCCAAATATGCCCCTTGAAGGCCTTAAATCCTATAAACCATTTAGCCATAAAACCTAACAAATAATTTGCCTTGATTACCAAATCTTATTACCTAACCCCAACCAAAATACTTATTATATAATACATAATATAATAACTTGGTGAAGGTAATCAAGGTAAATTGTGATGGCCATTAATCGACGATGTACTAAAGCTATACTACCTACATACATAGAAGCTACATAACATATCTGTATTATATAATCCCCTACCTTCGAATTACCTTGAATGCAATCTATAATATAATACATATAAAGGGTACTCAAGGTAATCGGATTTATGGGCCATTAATGGTCGGATTTATTTGCCTTTTTAAGCCTTTTTGAGTTTGCCTTTAAAGTGTGTAGTAGAGCTATATGGTATAGTGGCTGTATAGTGAGTTGAGTGGCTTTGTATAGTAAGGTAAGTTTGCCTAGCCTTGTTTGCCTAAATCCCCAAAACCCCCAGCGAGGTACCTTGATATGTATTAGGATATATTGATTATGTATTATATGATTGGTATGTAGTATAGTAAGGGGTATATATGTATTAGGTATTTATTATATGTATCTTAGTTAGGCTCTATATGATTCTGTTATTTTGTTTTGTTTGGGAGGGAGGGTATTGGTTATAGGTGTATGGTTAGGTACCTATATAGGTGGGATAGTGATATTAGTGATAGGGTATATAGGATTAGGGTTAGGCTTTGTGATAAGAGGTATCTTATTTTGTTTGTTGGGTGGTGGTGTTTGTAGGCTTGGTATATTTTCTCATTGCGTATGAGGGTTAGGATAGTTCCTACGGATAGGATTATTCGGATTATGTGATAGAGGATATTCATTTCTTTTTGTTTCTTAGTTTCTGTTGGGTACGGAGTAACTTATTATACTGGGCTTGGGGATCACTTAGGTATAGAGTGTAATCATTTTTGTTACTGCCTGGATTAGGGAAACGTTCTGTCCAAGTATCTTGGTGGGGTATGTATATTAGGTCTTTCTTTTTCATGGTAGTGATATTATATCGATTATGGTTATATCTCTTAGTGGGATTTGTAACATTTCTCTTATCTGTAATCTTATGTGTTCGGAGTGGAGGTGATTGTTGTTTATCTCTTGGTTGGGGTACCTTAGATATGGCCTTAATTCCTCAGTTCTATATGGGATTACCATTTCTTCGCAGAAGCCTTCGGTAGTACCAGGTAGTGGGCCTGGTACTTCGAATGATACTAAGAATTTTCCTTTTGTTAGCATGGTTTTATTTCATTGGTTAGGATTCTTATATCGGTATACTGATTCATGTATTCCCTTTCTGAGGATATGTCTAAGCATTTACATGCTATATAGTGACCGTACATTGATATACCTGATTTATAGCCTTGGTCTTCGTTTAGGAAGTTAGCTAATGGTATCTTGTCTACTGAGCATATCTTCTGATGACCTGGTAAGGTTTCTGAATCCGTATATCCTACAAAGTTATAAGTATCAGTGTTATCGGTCATTGTAGCAAATATCTCTATGAGCCAGTTAAAGTCCTCTAAAGGTACGTTGTCTAGCCATTCCCATCCGATTGGGTAATTGTTTATTGTTACGATTGGTTCCATGATGTTAATTGAGTTGAGGGTTAAACATTTGTTTTGGTTGGCCTAATAGGCAGCAATGAGGATAACCTGCTTCATCGAGGATTCCCAGTATAAGATATCGATTGGTATCTCTGGGAATTTCGAAATAGAAAGCTGGTTCCATGTCGCCATCTATGAATGTAAAAACTATCTGAGTGTTTTCTAGTAACCCATTTAGTTGTACATGAGAAAGGTAGTTATAGATAGCTTCCCTTTGATTTCTTGGGTTTTTATCCCATGAGATGAGCATATCGTCATACCAATTTGGATTATCGCATAGCTTTTTAAGTTGTTGTTGAATATACGGTGTCATGATTTGAAGTAATAATATAAGTCCTCGATTAGTTTATCCTGTTCTTCCCATATAGTATCTGATACTACGTATTCTGATACGAAATAGTTATAGAAAGGCCCAAATAGTATTTTTAATACTATGTCCTTGAGTTCGATATTGAGTTGTTCTTCTTCTTCGGTAGAACTGGGTTTGATTGCCTGAAGTTCTGCCTTATAGGATGCCGTAACGGCATCCTTTAGGGTTTGAATATATTCTGGGTTAGTTTCCTTGAGAATACTTAATTGTGATTTGAGTTCTTTACTTATCATGGGGCTTAGCGATTATGGATATGAATCCCTGTGGATATTGAGTATAGAATAATTGGTAGTTCCCTGTGGGCAAGAAGACTTGCATTATATTTGCAAGTAATGGGTAGATTTTCCATTGGTTTTCCTCTAGAAACTTGTTCCAGTCTTCAGATTCTTCGGGATAATTTCCAGAAAGTTGAATGTGATATTCCTTTTGTTCCGGAATAAATAGGTTAGTTACTACCTGTATTTCGTCTGATTCCTTTTTGTATTGAGTAATAGGATACCAAATGCCTTCGGTTTTCCATTTATTGAGTTGGAACAGAGACATGCCCTGTTCCAGTACGTTGAGTAATTTATATAAGTTTACCATAGTGATTATTTATTTAGTTGGTTAAATAATTCTGATACTGCAAGTTGTTGGAAGATTTCTATCTCCCGAGCAACTAATGGACTAACGTTATATTTTGTCATGAGATTGAGAAATTAAGTTGGAAAATCCAGTTGTTTCTATCGAGTTGATTGAATGATATGAACATCCCATCATTATCGGTGAATTCATTCATGAACCAAATTGCAGCATCCGCTAATTGTCCCTTATGGGGATTGGTATCTGCAGTTATCATTGATTCGAATGTAAATGTATAATAGGTAGTCTCATATATTTGGATTTGGTTGATATCCAAGCAATTGAGTTTGTAATCCTCTTCCAGTTGAATGAGGAGTCCCCTTAGAAGATTTAAGAGATGACCCTTTTCATCTGAGTCAAGTTCAAATGTAGATTTCTTGTCTAAGAAATTGCGAACTACCTTAGTTAGTTCGTCTGCTTGATTGTAAGTTACTGAGTTGGTTTTCATATTTTTGTCTATTTTAAAATTGATATGCAAATATAATCATTTTTATTTTAATACTAAAATATATCCCTTTTATTTTTAAAGTGGCTGAGGATGTGTACACGCTATGAAAGGCAGTGGATTAGACTGCCTTTCAATTATTAAGGTAATTGGGGAGTTAGCAAATATAGAGCCTCTCTTATAATTGAACTCTCCATAGGTTCTAAAGAGGGTTCCTTGTTCATTAGTCCACCTTTCTTCTTTTCGTTTTCAAATACTTCATGTATGGCTTGCTTTATTTTAGTAGCTAATACCTCTGATAACTCCTGAGATTTAAGAGAGATAAGTAACCCTTTTCGTATTTTCTCAACATCTTGGTCATTCTCAGTAATGGGTTTTGTTTCTACTAATTCTTGTATACCCGAGGAATATTCATCTAACAGTTCATATCCCAAATGTTGTAGGTCATTAATGAAGATACTGAATTCATCGTAAGTAAGTCTAGTATCAAAACCTACTCCATGATATAGTTGTACTAAAGGAGTAAGGATTCTTCTTAGTGTATTGAAATCCTTTAGATGGTCTAATTCTATCTCTGACCTAATTGGTACTTTATATACCTTTTCACCCTTCAGTACCACTAGCAGAACCATTAGTCTTGGTGGTAGTCTTTTCTCGTTCATAAGCCAGTTTTTGTATTATAATTTGTACATAGGTATTCCTTTCCTTATAGATGAACATTACCGAGAGAAGTATCTCATGTTTCGGTAATATCATCTGTATGAAATTGCCTGGAGCAATCACTGTAGCTACTACTGGAGAATCTTCCTGAGAGAAATTCTCCAGTATCATTTCTGCCCTCTTAATTGGTTCTGGCTTTGTTGGGTCCAAAGTTAGGACTGGAGCAGTTATACATTCCTTGATGCCCTGTGTTAAGGCATTATATAACCATTCATCTTTTATATCCTCTACTTGGAGGTTTTTCATTGTAATCATATCCTAAACCTATTTAAAGTCCATACACCCAGGATATTAGAGAATATCCATAGTTCCCAGTTTTTATAAAAGTTAAATGGTTTACTGAACTGGGATGTTTGAAATGCTACCTGGCTTGGTGTTCTAAATAACATTTCTGCATGGCAAGTTAATACTCCAGAAGATAGTTGAGCTTTAAAAGCTCTGATGATATCTTCATCACTTTTAGTCTCTACTGAGGTAAGTAATTTAATAAATTCTACCTCTACACCTTCCGACATTTTAACCTTTCGGAAAGCAAATTTCTCTTTATTCTCCATTTTGTTGATATTTAGATAAGAACTCTTGAGCTAGTTCATCTTGAGTTCTTTCGATTATGTTCTTTACGATTGTTTTATTTTCTACTCTAGCCCACATACATAGCATGCCCAATTGAGCATCCATATAGCAATCTATAAGAGATGGGTCCTTTCTAAATACATCCCATTGTTTTACGAAATTCATTCGAACCAAATCCCTATAACCCTGGTCTGATATATCTTCTTGGTCTATATAAGCAGATACCCTTTTTCTTACTTCTAAAAGAATTTTCTCTAAGCTTTCTGGTAATCTAAAATTTTCGGGTAAACTATGATATACCCAATTATTCGGTATTAATTCCTCAAAAGTAAACTGATTATCGAATAGTTTCTTTGGGTATCTACCTGAAAATATCAAGGGTATCTTATACCTTAGCAACGATGGTACTACGTCGTATATAGCATAATGTTTCCGATATTCCTGATAGACATCGAAATATAGATTCTCATCGAATATACCAGATTTCCTCATTATTGCCTGTAAAGTATTATAAGCAGCATTGATATGAGTATTACTCAATTTGAATATTAAGTTGCCATTTTTAAGGGCAATGAGTTCACTACAGCATCTCTTTCGTTTAAATAAGTTCATGTGATTAAAATGTAAAGTCAATGTATATTTTCCTTGTTCCCTTGAGAAATTTTTCGTGATTTGAGTCATCATACTTATGGCAAGCATAAGTCTTAGATGATTTATCATAAGGGTCTCTTACCCATACTGGAGCAGTATCAGTTGGTTTTAATTTAAAGTATGTACCCTGATTAACCTTGTTAACCCGAGTCTCTTTGTAAGATGTCTTTGGTAGTTCCATATTTTTGTCTATTTTAAAATTGATATGCAAATATAATTCTTTCTTTTTAAATATGCAATATCCGGATATAACTATGGGAGCTTACTATTTCGGAGGAATTGAGATGCAAATGAGCCATCCTCTTTTTCTTCTTTCTCAAAGTCTTCATATTGATATAACTCTGGGTCTTCTTCGTCTGGGTCTATACGCATTTCGATTTCTCTACGTAGTTCATGATGTTCTTTAGAGAATGAAGACATAGCTCCCTTATAATCATCAGTAATTTGCATTAGCTCTGCTTTATTAAGGTTAAGACCCTCTTTACTTGTATCTACTCCTTCTTGTTTAGTAGCAACTACTTCGGGTAATGACTTAATGTCATACCTGTCTTCCAATAGTTTAGCCTCTTCTGGTTTATCCAATACCCTTTGTGATTCAAATACGATTTGACGGGCCTCTTCAACAGTAATTGCATTTTGCTGTGTTACGTTGTTCTGTTGATTGAATTGAGCAAATATATTCGTAGTACTTCCTCCAGTGAGATTACGTACGATAGACTGCAATGATGTAGAGGATTCAAGCTTTAATTTAAGGGCCTTTCCCAGCTCGGCAGATATAAACGGTACGTATTTCCCTCCCTGAGATTCTCTTAGGATATTAACCTGATGGGCTATTTCCATACGGTCTTCCAAAGCCCATGCTAGTTGTTCTCCCATTAATGCTTGTAGTAAATCTTCTGCCTTTTCTTTATCCCATATTCTAGAGCTTAATAGCCTATCTCTCATAAATACCCGTATGTAATTGATATCTATACCCATACGATATGAGAATGTATTTATGTCGTATGTGATACCACATAATACACCATTTCCCATTAGCCATTGATTGATGATATAATTATGTATCTTTATCAGAAGTTCATCATTTGGGTTCTTCTGATATTCTAATGCCATTGCAGTAGTCCCCATAGGTCTTGGGAATCTTACCATTTTATTTTCCTTTTCTGACATACAAATGAGATTTTCTAATATCGGAACTTTCATCATAACCTACATACTCTAAATCGTACATTACATACAAATTCAAAGATAGGTTATAGAAATATCCCTTATATTTTTTCTTACTTACTGATAAATTAAAAGGTTCACCAGAGATTAGGTCCCTGGTGAATACTAAATTACCTTTCCCAGTGATGGGAATATTAAGGCAAAGTTTATAATCTCCTACCTTAAATTTATTCCCATGCAGGTCTGTGATTTCCCTTGCCATAGTTTGCCTTTTTATGGTTCGTAGGTTTTTTGTCTTGTTTACTACGGTTATTGGTTATCCCCTTTTGCTCTTCGATTAATTTCTGAACCTTTGGGAATAACCTTTGCCTTAAAGGAACTACCTGAGTAGCGAAAAAGGCATTCCATAATTTCTGAGTTAATGGTTCTCCTATTTTAAGTTCTGAGATTGCCCAGAATTTAGTTTCGAAATTCTTAACTATTTCCCTAAATCGGTAGTAGTATATATTGCCAGTCTTTTTATCTATCCCAATTGTAGTGGTTTGGCAATAATCTAGAAATTCTTTACCTAATTCGGATATAAACTCTTCCCTTTTAAAGTCATAATTCTCTTGGTCGAGTTTAAATAATTTTACGTAATCGATTGCTTCCATATAGATTTAGTTTGTGATTATTAAACGAGGTATACTTTCATCTGTAATTTGAAATAAGTACCCTCTTACATCATCCTCATAATAAGAGGACCAATATGTTCTTCTAACTCTGAAATTATCAAGGATTGCCCTTTTGGGTACTCCAGTAATAAATAAGCAATGCTTAGGCATCATTGGAGTAATCTCAAATTTCCCATCCTTGAAATTACCATAGGTACCGTAGTCGGGCATATTACCCGTAAATCCAGTATTCTGTAATATGTCTTGAACCAGAGTAGTTTGGGGTATTTCCTTTTGGTTACATTCTATGGTTAACTTCGATTTGCCTATATATAGGTCTTTAACTATTTCTCTAAACATTTGTATACGATTATATGGGTAATACCCTTTTTCTTGAAGTAAAGGTTATTCTGTGAACGTTCCTCTAACTTCTTTAATTCTCTTCGAGATTCAGTACAAATTCTATCAGATTTCCTTAATATATCTGATACATTATCCCAGATGGGTGCCATTGGTTCTACTGGCCCTGCATAGATAACCTTATGTTTAGTTTCTATTTGGGGATATTTAGATTTATACTGATATTTGCCTTTGCAGTAAAGTACGTTATACTTTTCTGGTTCGTTTCTTTTTTCGTTTTCCATTTTTGTTAGGATTAATGTAATCGGATATTTCATCAAGTTGCCCTAAAAGCAATGCCTGAATGAAAAGGTTTATAGGCCTGAAAAAGAAATTCCTTACGTTATCAGTATTTATATACCAATCGTAAACGATAAAGAACTTCTTAATCTTGGAGTGCTTAAGTGAATGTTGGATTAGATAGGACTTACAACATCGTTTATGTAATTCTACCAATTCTTTGTCCTGCTTAAGCATCTCTTTATCAGAGAAGATAGTGTAATCCATTTTGTATGAATTGAGATGCCCAGGTAATTATCCCGGGCACCCGGTTAATAAAGGTTTATGCAACTTGTTCTGGTTTGAGGACTTTCTTTCTAAAGTCCTCGTATGCTTTAGCAGCAGCCTTGAATTCCTTGGAGTTCTGGTCCTTGATACGAGCCATTGCGAGTTCCAATCGATGGAGTTCGTTTCGAGTTTGTTGTCTCCATTTCTTCCGAGCAAGAGTATCAACTACATCGGCAGGGTATACGTATTTAACTTCCCGATTAGAAATTACCTGTTCGATGATGGATGGTTTTTGTTGTTCCTTAACTTCCTTGACAACCTGTTCCTTTTTGGAAGTTTGGGTTTTGGTAGAGAGTTCTACCAATTTAGCATTGGCAAACTTAGTGGCAGCTTCTTGAGCATCTTTTACCAATTCCTTTTTAGTCTTTTTGGCCTTAGGAGCAGAAGCCTTAGCAGTCTTAGAATTTTTAATTCCTTCAAGTTGTTCGGCAACCTTAGTTGCAACCAGGTTAGTAACCTTTGTTTCATTCTTTTTCATAACGTCTATATTTAAAATGTTAGTAAAATGATTAATTTCTTTTTCTGATACAAATATAAGAACTTTATTTTAAATAGAAAAATTTTATTTGAATTATTTTCTATTTGCTCGGGTTAATCGGCTAGGAAGTCGAAGATTTCTGGAGGATAGTTAATTTCATCCTCTGGGTCATTTATGTAATCTTCGTAATCCTCGTTATATTTATCGTAAATGTTATCTTGTGATGTATTGGGTACCCTTGTACATCTTTCAGGATATTTCTTTACGAAGTCATAGGCTTCTTGAGTAGTCATTACCTTGTCTGAGGTAAATTCGTAGGTTACATAAGAATAAGTTTCACCCAATCTAGAAACTTCATATTGCTGGTATCCAGATTTCTCAATCTTATAGATTTGATTTTCTGGAATCGTTTCTATTTCTACCCTATATTTATACCATTGCTTCTTCTCTTCTTTTGGTTTAATGCCCATGCTATCTTGAAGAGAGATTAACTTGGTTATTGGACTTTCAAAACGAGAAGGAGCAGTGCTCACTTCTACTGGATGAGTTCTATTCTCACCAATAAAGTAAATCACTGCCCCCAAGGTTACCAGGCCCAATATGAATTTAGTTTCTGAGTTCATAACCTGTAGTTTTGAATTTATTTTTAATGTTCTTTGCAAGGTATTTACCTTTTGATTCTGCTTGATGTAAACCGTTGCAGATTTCATAAGGTACATCATCATAGCGATAAACTCGATTACCTTTAAAAGCAACCCAAAGTTGTTTTTTCTTTGAGTTATAACCAAAGCCCTCAATATTAGAGGATTCGCAAGGAATCATTTCGACTCCGGTGTTCATTTCTACTGATTCTAAGTATTCGTTCTTTTCCATGTCTATATTAAAATTTTAAAAGTGTTAGTTCTGGGTGGAATTTGAGATTTGCCCTCTGGAATATTGCCCAGGTACCAAGTACTCCCTGAGAATTAGTATGTACCCATTCATCTTCCATTCTGAATAATATGTGAGAGCATACCAGCATTTGGTATTCACTTAGCATATTTATCAGTTGAGGAGTATTCTCAATTTCTACGTATAATTCAATGTGCTCATCTAGTGCTCGAATTATTTCGTCATCCTCAATCTGAAGGAGTTTTTTGATTAAGTCTTGGGCAATATCATTCCCATTTTTAACATCCTCTTTGATTGAGTTGAGTGATTCAATTTGAATACCAGCAATGAGCTTTACGATGTCTTTTGTTTCCTTGTCCATAATTAAATTTTCTTTATATGCAAATATACTAAAATTATTTTATATAAAATACTCTTTTAATAAATACGGAGGTAAGTGTTAGCGGTTCTTGATTTCTTCCATCTTTTCCTTTATGGAGTCTGGAAATATAGCATCGTTTACCCATCTTAGGAAGAATTTAGAAGGCTTCTTTTCGGGACTTAAAAGCAATTGTCTCTGTTCAGTAGAGAACTTAATCCTTTCGGATTCTAACATATACTTTGGAAGTTTAGTGAATTCTGCCTGAGAGAAAGAGATTACGTTTTTACCAACTTGGGTCCTTAATGGTTTCTTCCTTTCCTTATAGAGATATGGGATAATCTTTTTCGAGGGTCCCCCAAGAATGCTAAAACCAAAGATTACCATTGGGTCAAATTTATCTGCTTTTGGGTCCTTAGCCCGTTTGATACATCTTGCCATCCAAGAGAATGAATTGGGATATTGCTTATTGTCTGTTGCTTCTCCCACATCTTTTTTATTAAACTCAAATCCAGGAAAGTGATAAAGAAAGTCCTCCGTAAGGATAAATACAAAACCCAATCCCCTAAGATATTTAATAATATCTTGTTGGCTTTTACCTTCTTCAACCATTTTCTCTACATCTGCAAGAATATCCTCCCTTGGTGATTCAAGATTTTTAATTGTAGTCCCTGCAGGTCTTCCTCTGCCAACATTAGGTGCCTTAGCAGGCAATGTACCAGATAACCTATCTAAGTATTCTTTGAAGTTATCAATATCTTGTTTATTAGTAAGAGTTACTTCTACTCTTATGGGACCGTTATGCTGTACCTTTGGACCTGAATTCATCTCGGTATAGGCATCTACCAACCTATCAGATAAGGGAGTACCATTCTCTGATAGTGTAGTGATTCTAAGTTTTGGTTTATATACTTCTTGTTCCATTTTCGACTTAATTAGAAAATAAAAGGCCTGAACAATTTTTATATTGCCAGGCCTTCTACCATTATTAACGAATACTCAAAAATATGATAAGTAAAAGTAAAAAGTGCTCTTATTAATCTTCTTCTTTAGCGGCCTTCTTTTTCTTCTTGTCTTTGGCCTTCTTATCTTTCTTATCGGAAGCCGGTTTCTCTTTTACCTTTTCTTCCTTCTTTTTCTTAGTTTCCTTTTCCTCCTTTGGAGCATTACCTGAAGCAAGTTTTCTTTGCTCCATACGGTATTTTTTCTTCTCAGCCGAAGTCATTTCTCTGCCATCGATGAGAGGATAATCGTATTTGGTAGCTGTTCTACCACCATTTCCTTTCTTTTCCTTTTTCTCTTTGGCAGCCTTCTTCTCAGCTTTTTCCTTCTTCTCTTTTTCCTGGAGTTTTACCAATTTCTTGTTGTTCTCTTGGTCAGCTTCAGGATAGGCAGCAGCAACTTTGTCTCTTTCCTTATTGAGCTTGTTTACAAGTTCGGTAACCTTTTTACCATGTTTCTTGTCTTTGGTCCAATCCTTAGTAGGGTCCAACTTGTTCTCTTTAAGGTAAGCATCCAAAGCTTTCTTAGCCTTTGTGAGTTCCGGAGTCTTGGATTCCGATTTACTCTTCTTTTCGTCTTTCTTAGCCATTTTCATTTATATTAGGTGAATAATTGAATTTCCTATTTACATAATACCATAGTTATACCTTCCTAATTTGGGTTGGGATTTCTTTAATTTCTAGGATTTCTAAACTGCATTGTTTTAAAACTGCCTCGAGTTGAAGTATATCTTCTACCTCTTTCTGAGATAAGTCCGTAAAAGTTTGTTCAAAAGTTTCTTTCTGTTCCCCCCTTATAAAATTAAATTGGGCAACAATATAAGTCCCATGAAGTTTTTTATTCAGGGCTCCTTTAAGAGATATGAGTTTTCTTTTCAGATAATTACTCTTCAACCTATGGGATTGGTATTCGCCTTTCTTACCCTTACTAAGAGCTACCTTTTTAAGGTACGAAACATAATCTAATTCTCTGAGAGTTTGATTAATGTTTCCCACTAATAATCTTAAGTCTTTTTCCATTTGGGTCTTTGCATTACTTGGTTAGATACTTCCTGAGTTTCTTCTGATAGCATTTCTCTTGCCTCATTTATTATATTGATGGCAAGTTCCCTTTCATCTGGTCCCAGGTTTAATTCTTTATCTTCTAGTGCATCAGTATAAGTATTTATTAGATTATCTAATGCAAGTATTCGAATATTCTTTCGAATTGCTAATTTCTCTTCTTCCATGGGTATAAAAAATTAAAGCCCACTACCTTCACAGGCAATGAGCTTTTGACTGAACAACGTCCTAAGTGTGGGGTTGTTACTCTATGAAATTTAAACTATTGCAGACGATATGTAATCGCTATTTTAGGATGTGCCTAGATTAATCTTCTGATTCTTCCTCTTCTTCTTCCTTAGCCTTTTTGTTTTTCGGAGAACAGATAACGCCATGTCCTTTCTTAGACTTAACGGTAAGAGTTCCCGGAACGAATGAAACTGAAGTTGATACCGGTTTGCCATCCGTAACCAATACAGAAGTAACCACTACACCCTGATAGCCTTCCTTGTTCTTAACGGCATAACCAAAGGTCATTACCTTGGATTTGTCGTTAATGGCAATAACATCGATTTGCTTGCTGTTAGGACGTTGTTCAGCCGGCCGATTCTTAAGTGCCTCTTGACGAGCCTTGCGTTTAGCTTCTTTTTCGGGGTCTTTTTCTTTATCCCCTTTCTTCTTGGAGTCTGATTTCTTTGTTGCCATAATTTTTAATGTTTTATAAGTTAATGGTTATTATAAGTAAACTTCTACGTTTATTAATAGTTGATAAAGGTAGGGAAATTTCCCTACCTTCTTTTAAATCTTGAATACGGTTACCAGATTACTTTTTCCCTTTCTTGCCTTTACCTTTGGCTTCTTTCTTTGCCGGCAATTTGAGACCGAGTTCTTTAGCGATTGCTTTACGGAGGTTTTCGATGTCGTCTTCATCATAATCGTCTGGGTCAGTTTCAAGGTCTTTGTCGTCGCAGACATCCTCAAGTTCTTCGAAGTCCATTTCGGCAAGTTCTTCACCGGTCAGTTCTTCCTCTTCTTCTTCCTCTTCGGAATCATCATCATCATCATCATCATCATCTTCCTCATCATCATCTTCCTCATCGTCATCATCCGATTCCTCTTCTTCTTCCTCTTCGGAATCATCATCATCGTCTGATTCTTCCTCTTCTTCTTCTTCCTCGTCATCGGATTCAGAACCAAAAAGGTCTTCGGCTTCTTCGGCAGAAAGCATGATAGGAGCAGGGATAATCTTTACTGAGCCGTCTTCGTACTTAATGATGATTGCACCATTGATTTCTGTTCTGGAAACTTCTTTCAGTTCCACTTCTTTTTTCTTAGCCATTTTCGTAATGTTTAAGTTGGTTAATAATTTATTTATATCACTCTGTTATAAGTTTCTTTACCAGTATGGATTTCTGAGTATACCCAGATTTTAATAATTCCTCCTGAGCAATATTGAATTGTTTTATCTCATCTAGAGTTGTTTTTAATTCTAATTGAGATTCAATTGTTATTGCCTGAGAGGCAAGTTCCTTGTCACCTTGATAAGTGACTATCTTAAACTTCTTACCTGCAAATGGGTTTGCTGGTTGATGTGCTGTGATTTTAAAACCTTCGTTATTATTCATTGCTATATTTAATTTTAGTTATCCCAGGAATACCCACCTTCCCAAATACTTCGGTATAGGATTTGTATTTCCCTTTTATCATTGTTTTATAGTTATCGGATAATCGAATTGGGTAGACCCATATTTTATTTTCTATCATCCTATTTGTCATTATATAAGCATAAGACCTTCTAAGTTTAATACTCTCTAATGGAACAAACCCTTGAAATAATAAAGACTTCTTAATAAACCTTTCTTTGGGCAAATACCCTAAAAATTTAAGTGATGCCTCATCGAATATTTCGAGCATATCCCTTTGTGCTTTGATAAATAGTACCTTTTGTATTGGGATGTTCATCTTCTTTCTTAAATATAAAGCCAATGAACTTACCAATGGAGGATACTGCAAGAATAACAGATTGAATTTATTTTTCTCCTCTTGACTCAGCCTGTTGTAAATCCTGTAGGATAGCAAGATTGATTTGTAATCTCTTTTGCCTTGTATACTTGGGAGATATGCCTTGCCGTTGTCCATAGAGTTTGATTGAGTACCTTTCATTGAATTCCTTTTTTCCTTTAGACTTAAAGACTCGGTGCATTTGTACCATAAATCTTCTTCGTCGGTGTTTATCTATGTGATATTCATCGGGCATTATGAACTTCCTTGCTTTTACGAATTTACCCTTAAACCAGAATTTAGTACTACCCTTTTTAAGAAGTTTACCATTCATATCGGATAATTCTCTAATGCCTTGTTTTATAAGTTTCCTCCCAGATATTATATGGATATACTGAAGAACATCTACACCATAAAGATAAACTAAGGTAACCTTTACTTGATGTCTAGTAAAGTATGGTATACCGGTTAGATGTTTCCTATATAATTTCTTTTCAGTAACAATCTTATTGGTAGTATCTGGTCTCCAAGTCCATATATAATATCTATCTGGTCGTATGGGTCCATTGTTACTTTCCTTTAGCTTTACCATTTATATTCCTCTTTGCCATTCTATACCAAAGATTGATAGATTTCTCATTTGCTTCGGGGAATTTCTTTTTCATTCTCCGAATAACTCTATCAAGTTCAAAACCTTTTGCAGTTAATTCGAATACATAAGATTTCTTTGTACCCTTGATAAGATTAAATTCATCCCTCTCTCTTGGTGGTTTCTTTTCTCGAGGTTTCTTTATTCCGGGAACTCGTTTTGTTCTCCTTTGCCCATTTTCCCCCTCTTCTCCGAGAAACCCAAGCCTTAGTCGAGAATTCCTTAATGGGTCATCTTTTGAATACCCAATAGTTTCCAATTGCTTATCCATCCAATCGTCATATTTATCAATTAACGATTTATCGGGCTTCTCTTCTGATACATTGATATAATGTAATAAGTCAAATACCCCAGCAGAACAAGCATCAGGGAAAGGCATCCCTAATATTATTGCCTTTCTCTTTAAATCCTTATAAGTCATGTTTCTCCCAGAAGCACCAAGGAAATTTGATTTCTCCTTGGATGGAGCTTTCATGTCTTTTCTACTCTTTTTTGCCATATCATTAATATTTTAAGTATTCATTTATTTTCTTTGCAAATATAAGAATAAATAATTTAATCTTATCTTATTTCTCTATTTATTTTTATAAAAATCCGAGGTTTTTGCTCGGTTCGCAGCAGTGGATTTAGGTTTTTTATGCTTTCTCTTGATATGTGTGTTATAAGCCATATCCAATTTCTTAATATTGAATTCTATGTTGTTCACTTGATTATAGTTTACTGCTCTTTCCACACAGCAACGGTACTCTGGCCAGAATTTTTGTCCAAGCTTAACAGATTCGGTTTTAATCATGAACTTAGATACCATAAAACCAAAGGTATCAGCATCATCTTTAGTTTTAAATACATACATGTAGAATCTACTAAATTCATCTACTACTTCATCCAAAGGTCTTACTGGTAACAATAGATAACCATCGGTATATAGGTCCTCAGATATTAAAGCTACCCAATACTTTTTCTTTCCTGGTTTTACTTTATACCTAAACCTTTCCTTGAGTTTAGTGTGCATCCAATCCGGTACTCTATTAAGAAGATACTTGATATATATCTTATCCTTCTTATTCGACCGCCTTTTAAATGCAGATGGCTGTTGTAGCATCCTTGGAAGTATTCTAAAGTTATTCCACCTATCAAATTCAAGAATTAATCTTAGAGTATCTATGTCCCATTCATCATCAGACTCCTTTAACCTCTTCATGTTTCTCTCTATATTTTTAGAGTTTACCTTTGGGAGTAATTGAGCCGAGTCTCCTGTGAATAAGCTTGCTTCTTTTCTTTTTAATCGTTTCTCTAAACATCCCTCCATATAATCTTGGAAATTCCTCTCACAGGGGCAATCTGGTCGAAAAATAGAAGTGTGTTTCTCAAAAAAATCCGAGAATAGCCTAAAGAATTTTTCTGACCGTTCTCGGATTTCAAGATACTTGTAATGAGATAACTTTAAAATTTCACCAGCTTCCCATGAAGATTTACTTTCTGATAGTTGAAGGAATAATGATTGTTGTTCTTTATCAATTAAACAACTCCAGGCTTTTTGTTGAGCTTCGTTCATAACATTAAATTCTCCTATATCTCATTATACTATCAATTGCTTCATTGGTTATCTGATTAGGATCATATTCCTCAGAATTAGCATAAAGCTTATCTGGGTCATGGTTTAAATATACACTATAGATAACGTTGTCAAAGGGTAACCATACTTCCATCCTTCCCATTTCTGGGTATATAAGAACTTTTACTCTTTTACAAAGATGGTCAACCTCTAATACTGTAGCATCTACTCCCTCATAAGGATAACCCCGTAATACTAAGTAATCTCCAGGCTTTACATTGACTAAATCATCTACTGAAAACTTCTTATTCTCTCTAGCAATACGTTTAAATCGCCTTACTTCTTTTCTACTACAAGTAGCCACTAAAGAAAAATCATCAAAGTCTTCAGCATTGTCAATTCTTACCTTTTTCTTTCTTGGGTGCATTGTCTCAGTATTACGTAACCAAGTTCTGATACCAGATATATTCCTACGTAACTTATTAAGAAAAGGCCTTGAGAATGCTAATTTAGTGGGAATTCTCATAAAACCATAATTGAATAATACTGGTACTTCTTCGAATACCATCTTACCCTTTGTGGTTTTTCTTAATACGTTTACCATAGGAATAATTGCCTTGATTTGGTCATACCCCTTTTCTTTAAGTTCTTTATTAATTTTATCACAGTACTTCCTTTCAAGGTAAAATATACAATATGAGTATGGGGTATGCTTCTTCATGGGTTACCGATTTTTAAGAATTAACTTAGCTTGTTTATGTACTAACTTATAGTTTACATTCTTCAGTATATCACTAGCCATGAATACATAAAGAATCTCATCTATCTTTGGTACATCGATTACCATAATATTGGCTTTATCGAATAGGGGTTTATATAATACGGAAGATAGACCCTTTCCAACTACAAAGAAAAATTCTTCTGAGGGCATTGAATTATATCTCATACAGAGTATGGGAACTTTATTTGCTCTTTTTGCATCCTTAGAAGCTTGTTCCCAAAATTTCAATATATCGCATCCCTTATTACCTAAGAGTAGATGTTCAAATTTAATCTCTTTATAATTCTTGCATTCAATAGATATCTTACATCTATGAGCATGCCTTTCATCAGTACAGGTTAAATCAGAAGTGGAGTCCTTGTTTGAATGCCAAGCTCCACTCCCGGCTCTGTTTCTTTCAAATTTGTACCCGGTCCATTTCGTAAACCAAGCACCTATCTTTCTTTCGAATCTTGAACCCTTATTTTTGCTGTTTATTGACATAACAAAATTTATCTTTATACTTAATAAGACCCTTACCTTTCAAGATTCTACGAACTGAAGAGATATGAATCGGTAATATGTTAGCTATCTCCCTTACACTCAAACCTTGGTTATAAAGGTTATGTACATCGTTATAATAAATAATCTTATTTGGAGTTGGTAAACAACCATCAAACCAAGCCTGTAAGGTATTATCTAACTCGGTGCCCCATTTAAGATTTTTAACTCTGCAATCCCTTTTGTTATTATTGAGGTGCATTACTACTGGTAGACCATCCGGGTTAGGAAGGTAAATAGTAGCTACTAAACGATGTAATAACCAAGATTTTAAATCTATCTTACACTTTAGATAACTATCGGGTTTACCATCCGAATATACGGAAATCCTTACCCATTTAAAATCCCCAAGATATCTGTAAACTCTACCATTTTTAGAAACATAATACTTATGACCTGGTACATTGGGTTTCCATTTAGGCCTAAGTATTATGTTTCTACCATGTTTTATAGCAGAGTATAAATTACTAAAAGTTTTCATCTTCCTGTCTTGTTAAAGTTATATATCCTTATAGTAAATTATAACTACTTAGGCCATTGACTTTTTCCACTTGCAGGATTTTGGTATTACCGAGAGGAAGTGAATCCAAGTGGGTTATCAAGAATAAAGTTTTCTCTTTGAATATGTGACGTATCAATGATGTAACTACTTCTACATTATCTGAACTTAAAGATTCGAATACCTCATCAAGGAATGCAATATTAATACCCTTAGATGCTGTGAGAGATTCATTCATGGCAAAAGCCATTGCTACATTACATAATTGTTTTTCACCTCCCGAAAGTTCATCATAATCCATAATCATCCCATCCCTTTCTATTAGAGTAACAAAATCTTTTCTTGCAGTTCCCAGGTCTATATTGAACTCTATTCTAAACCCAAGTACCTCTGAATACTTGTCCAGAGTTCTATTAAGGAATTCAAGAGATGAATCGAAGAGATAGGCCTTAATCCCATTATTACCAAGAGGGTCATTAATTAACCAATTATAATTCTCTAACTCTAATTCTTTGTTATGAAAATCCTCATCAACTTTCCGTAAGTTTTTCCTAATCTCTTTAAGTTTCTGTTTATACTTGGGAGACATGACCTTAAGCTTTTCCTGTTTGAGCTTGGCCAAATCTTCGTCAATAGAAGCAAGGTCATCAGCAATATCCTCACAATCAGATTTCAATTTCTTATATCGTTCATCCACGTTCTCTAATTCTTCCAACCTATCTTGGGCTTTTGAGTATTTCTTCTCATATTTTTCAATATCAGAGAACGCATTATATATTGATTTAGCATCTCGTAATGCACGTTTGTAGTTACCTCCTTCTAACTGTATTACTAATTCCTTAATTACCTCTTTGAGAGATACATTGGATATCTTCTTAGCATTATTCAATTTACCCCTGATATCAGAGATTAATTTGTTCTGATTTTTAATCTTAATCTTTATAGAAGCATCTACCTCATCTTTAATCTGTTTTTGTTTTTGTATCAGTAACTTGGTTAGTTTCTCCCTATCTTGCTTCAAGGATTTCCTTTCTTCTCTGTTCTTCTTCTTAAAGGACTTCTCTCTATCTCTTAAGTCGAAGTAAGCCTCCTTGTTTGCCTCTAATTCTTTCTTTAATAATTGGGATTGATGCTCTACCTCATTTATCTGGGCCACTATATTATTTTTATCTTGTAATGCAATGCCTTTGGCAAGGTTTAAGAATTCTAAATCAAATACTTCTTCGAATATCTTTTTCTTATCAGAATTAGATTCTTGTATTAATCGTTTGATGCCCTGACCAAACATTATAGAATTCATAAACAGAGTATATGATAAACCTATCTCTCGGTTTATGGCATCTTGTATCTTACCCTTACCTTTGATGTCAATTATATCACCATCTTTGATGAATACTAATCGGTCTTTGCCCTTTGCACCATCCTCAAGTACTTCTTCATATTTTTGACATCGGATAATCTTATAAGTATGGGTGTCTTTTTGGAAGAATACCTGGACCATAGTCCCCTTGTAATCTTTGGGTCTTACTTCCTTCCAGGTATTTACATCAGATACACCCTTTAGATTTTTCCCATATATTGCCCATACTAATGCCGATAGAATAGTTGATTTCCCTTTCCCATTTGGTGCCTTGATAAGGATGGTACAAGTTGGATTTAGTTGTAGATGCAGGGTTTCTATTGAACAAAAACCCACTACATCCATATTCATAAAACTTAGCATGACTCTACCTTTTTAAGTGTTTCTATTAATAGGTTCGATTTAACCTTATCATTGATACCTTTCTCTTTTAAGTACCTCTTTGCTAGTGACTTCTTAGAAAGTTGCTTAGTAATCTTATGTTTGTTATTAACGGGAGTACTAGTTTTCTTGGGAATCACAGTATAATAATTGCCATCATCTTTAATATCTTCCTCAGATTCTACATCAATGAATTTCGGGAATTCCCTTAAAGGGATGAACTTCATTGATAGGTCCTCATATATTTTCCAATAACCCAATTCGCAATCTCTATCGGTTCTTCTTTGATGGTTAGTTGCCCCAATCATATAGACCTTTTTCGAAAGTCTTTGAGGTTTATGAATATGTCCACATAATACTAAATCGAACTTATTGAGAAGGTTAACATTAAGATTCTCTACAGAATCTATTTCCCTACCATCGGTGTCCTTTGCTCCTGGATAATCCGTGTGTAGTAAAAGTATATTCTTAAGACTTTTATCTAATTCAATATTCTTTAAATATTCACTTAGACCGACATTATTATCAATATAAGGTACACCATATACTTTTATATCCTTATGATTAGAAGATAAGATAGCAGACCCATAATCTAATATATAAATCCCATACCTTTCTACTCTATAAAGCCAGCTATAGGGAGGTGTACCAGCTTTACTTACCTTCTTGATGTCATGATTCCCTGAAATAGCGTATACCCATAGAGGGTCATAATCATTGTACTTATTAAATTCTTTATAGCATATCTCATCAAGTTCTTGGTCCATATTCTCGGGCTTATGAAATAAGTCCCCACAGAATAAAGCTGGGCAATTATACTTCCTACATTGTTTTTGTATAATCGACAAAACCCTGAAACTATTCAGGGTCCTGTGATTATTCTCATTGAACTTAGCCCAGAGATTAATATGCAAATCTGAAAAGGCTATTGCTATTACTTCTTTCCCCATATCCTATCTAAATGGTAATTGATTTGTTCCGTTCTCATACCTAAATCGAGCTCAGATATACAAATAGTGGGTATTTCCCAATTTGCAAGCAATTCCTCCATAAGAGATGATATCTGAACTTGGAAGAATCTGTTAAGTATTCTCTTACCATTATCTTCCATTGACCAATGCTTATAAGTATCTAGATTTAATGGTAAGAAGATTGCTACATCACATTGATCTTCCATTAAAGTCTTACATTGACAGAAAAAATGTTCCATTTCACATTCTGGTAAAGTTCTTGATTGCTTATACCAAAAATAAGCAGCCAAATCTGCATAACTCCTATCAGTTACGAAGTATTCTCTATCCTTGAATAACCTATTCCTTTTGTTCAGAAGTTGAAAATCTGCTTTATACATTGCCTCCGAACCGAGGGATAATATTTCATTATGTGATACCCCTTCAGTAGCAGGTAATAAATCTGACATACTACCAGAAATAAAGGGTAGATCTTCTCTCTTAGCTACATACTTAGCTAAAGTAGTTTTCCCTATACCAGAGGGACCCACAAACATAATTCTCTTACTCATGATGTAATGATTTAAATGGTTTTATAAATTCATTTGTCAAAAATGATGCTAAAGAGTATTCGATACAAAGCTCTTTGAATTTCTCATACTTAAACTTCTTCTTTGACTTAATTGGTAACTTATCCAATGGATTATGTCTTACAAACCAGAAAAGGTCGATTAACTGTTCATTCCTTTTCCATATTTGAAGATATTCTTTGTTCTTACTCTGGGCAATAAACTTCTCAATTCTACCCTCATCAAGGATTTTCCTTGCTTTTACTGGGCCTATACCCGGGAACCCTGGTATATCATCGGAAGTATCTCCAACCATTGCAAGGTACTCTACCGTTTCATGAGAATGATAACCGAATAATTCTTTGCAGTTATCCATTCTTATCATCTCATCTTTTCTGGGATTATATATCCTCAGGTTATTTGATAGCAACTGGTTAAAGTCTTTATCCGATGATATAAGTATCATTTTCTCGGATTGGAATTTTTTAATTGCAAGGTATGCTAAGAAGTCATCCCCTTCATATACTGTAGATTTCTTTTTATCGAAGATATAATTAATTCTTAGCATACCCAGCATTTTCATTATAATTGCCTTTTGCTTTTGCAATGATTCGTAATCTACAGATATATTTTTTCTATGTCCCTTGTAATTGGGCAATAACTTCGTCCTTACTGGTGAATGACCATTATCGAATGAAATATAAACCTCATACGGTTCGAACCTTGTAAGATACATATGTAGAGATTTGAAAAATCCGAATATTGCCCCACTCGGTTTGCCATCGGTAGATTTAAGTTTTTCAAATTTGTGAAAACTTTGGTGTAAAATATTTTCGCCGTCAACTAATAATATTAATTTTTTATTTTTCATATTTATTTTTATATTTAATATAATAATCTGATATTAGTTGATGTCCCAGCCCGGTTATCTCTGATACCTCTTTTCTAGTAAACCCCATACCTATCAACTTAGGTATATATGACCTTTGAATCTCTGTACCTTTGATACATTTACCTTTTAATTTGTTTACCATCCTCCCATCCCTAGAAGCTTGAGACATATTGTCTTTTTGTGTACCCCAATAAAGGTTCTTAACTGAATTATTAGTAGGTACATTATCTTTATGGCAAACATAGGGTAAATTTTCGGGATTAGGTATATAAACTAAAGCCACTAATCTGTGTAATAACCATTTTGTAGTACCTATACCTGGTTGAGATAATCCTACTATATACCTCCCATTCTTATTTAGATGAGGTTGTTTTAAGTGATATCGTTTACTTAATATACCCTTACCATTAACATCCCACCTTGAATATATTTTACCTCTCTTAGAGATGTGGTATCCTGGATATCCTGGGATATTATCATGAAGTATTTTATTCTGATACTTACCTTCTCCATGAGTATAGATTGGAGAAGTCCAAGACAGACTACCTATCTTATTCTTGGACCTTGTAAATTGTGTTTTCTTGCTCATCGTCCAAAATCTAATTCATAAAGTGAAACTTCTTGAATCTTTTCCTCTCCAAGATATACATCTAAATAATTCTCTGGTTGGCTATAAGCATCTAGATACCTAACCCTAGATTCCATTCTCAAATTTTTCTTAAGGTACTCTTTAATTACTTTCTCTATACCTTCTACCTCTTTCTTATTCATCGTCTTCCTCCTCCTCTTCTGAATCTGAATAGTTTTCATATTCTACACCATCGACTGGGAATAGATTTGTTTCTATTTTCTCCAGTTGCTTTTTAGTAGTACCTATGGTATTTACTCCGGCTTTCCGTAAAAGTTTTCTACGAAGTTCATCGTCTTCTTCCAAAAGCTTTTGGAATTTCTCTTCCCCTCTTGCAAGAGTTTTACCTTTCAATTTATACCCACCAGTAGTTTTTTCGATTACATCGGTATCTACCAATACATCTTCTAAAGCATAGCATCTGTCAAACCCGACTTCGTGGAATTTAGGATTGAAATATACAGGGCATTTGCTGATTGTAGGTCGAGGAGGAGCAACTTTATTTTTAATAAGTCTGATAGTGACAAGTTTCCCAGCTTTCCTTTCTTTCCCATTTTGTTTAATGGTAACAGACCTTCCTGAATAGAAAGCAGCTCTGATTGAAGCGTAGAACTTAAGTGCTGCACCTCCTGTAGTTGTATTATGTACTACTATACCCTGTTCAGTAGAACCAGCTAAAAAATTATGATTATCTGGGATGGTAATATCGTATTTCTTACGCTTATAGGATCTTTTAAATCTTCGATTTGTTTTATCGAACTCTTTATTTATGGAAACTATCTCTACCTCTAAAGGTATATAAGTTTCTTGGTATTCCAGAGTAAAGGGTATATATTTACCCTCATAGCCAGGCAATAACTTATACTGCATTGATTCAATAACATAAGGTGATATCATTTCCATCAGTTTAATCGAACTCTGATTAGTAAACTTGATACCATGTTCGTATAATTTATTATCTAAACCACATACTTTACTAAGGTAATTAGACAGCCTATTTAAATCGGTTCTTCTCGGAGATATAGATATGCCCACCGTTACATTATTATATCTATGCCCATCATCCATATACCATATTGCTAGAGTTATTGGAGATAAGGGTTTAGATAAATCCCATAGTTTTAAGGGGTCTCTTTCTTTACCTATCTTATTATATATATCCCTAAGTTCGGTATATCCTATTTTACTAATCAGCTTTGATTTTTTATTAGCTTTCCTCTTCATAGGAAAAGCTTTTCCTATCATATCGGATTTCCATATCAGATAATCCTCTTGTTTACCATTACTAAATGTAATCCTTGTAGTAGAATTATTTCTACCATTATACAAAGAACAGTCAAAAGGTATAGTACCCCAAAGAAAATCCCTTAATGTACCATTTATTACTCTCCTCTGTTTAGAGATTAATTTATCATGTATATCTATGTCTTCGGCCTTTTTCCAACCATGATTAGTTAAACAATGATGAGTATATGTACAAGTAAACCCATTAAACCCATTTATAGTTTCTGGGCCTTTAGTCTTAAATTGAATCCACTTTTTAGTTTCTGGTTTTACTACCCAATCAATTATTGGCTTTGGTTCAAATATATGTTTTTCTTCATTATAACTCCATACCTCTTTGGATATTTTGTTCTTAATAATTTCCCCTATTTTCATAGAAGTACCGTCTACGAAAGGTATCATAGTATCATAATGAAGACAGGTGTTATCTTTTCCAAATCCGACATTTAAAGCAGTTCTTAATTGGTTAATATAAATTTGTGTAACTCCCAGTTTGTAGAATAATTCACTTCTGATACGGAAGTATTTGTAAAGAGCTTTTGCTCTACCTCCCATTTCAGCCTTACCCTCTACCATTTTAGAATCTATGTTATCTGCACAATCCATAGCAGCAATAGAATCTATCACTAAGAGAATCGGTTCATTATTAGTTAATTGAGAACGTAAGTAAATTGCTAAATCTGCTACTGCGTCAGAAATATATTCAATTCGGGTATCGGTTAATACTGTAACTTTTTCTGGGTCTACCCCATTTGCTTCTGCCCAAGAGTTCATCCAAGATTGTTCAGCATCTACCCATATAACATGCCCACCGAGTTGTTGACAAGTATATGCAAAATTATATGCAATAAGGGATTTACCAGAAGATTCTTCTCCAGCTACTTCGAGTACTTTACCAAATGGTATACCACCACCAAATGTATAGTTGAGAGCAAAGAAAGTAGAAGGTAACCATAAGTTTGATTCCACTGTATCTGAAGCCAATCTCATGATACTACCATATTTCTTTAGTATCTCATTTTTTGTTGGTACTTTTAAACCAACTTTTGTTTTCTTTGCCATAATGTAATGTATTTAGACTAAAGAAGGTGATAACTGAACGAATCTAATTACCACCTTCGAATGAAACCATATATTAACTAACCTTTAAATGTCGGATTTGTAACGTTTCTTCTTTTTCTTTTTGGGTTCATCATCCTCCATATAGTGGTCTCTGTGAATCCCTTTCTTTTTTGCCTTTTTCTTTGGTTTGTCATCCTCGTCATCGTCTCCTCCATGATCTTCATTCAAGAACTTAGCAAGAAGTTCTTCCAGTTCATCATATGATTTGATTTGAGAACGAACTATACCTTCAAGGTCTACAGTACCTTGATATTTCTTATCCAATTTAGTTGGTTTACAAGCACGAGCAGAATAAGTTGTATCAAGCTTACCAGAACCCGAACGAATAATTTTGATATCGTATCCATTTCTTGGGTCTGTCATATCACCAGCTTCATCCTCATCAAGGTATAAGTCGATAATATCTTGATAAACAGAGCGTGGAACTAGAACTCCCTTATCTTTACCTTCGTAATCGAATTTAGTTCCCTTTTCATCTGCATATACCGGACCACCGATAACATATCTTCTTCTTGGTACAAGGGTTTTTGCAAGTTCCTTGTCATCCTCATCCTTTGAGTTTTTCAATTCCTGGTATTTTTCCATGAAAGGACATGGTTCATCAAAAGTAGCCGGAGATATTACTCCCCCCAAATTACCTCCAAGATAGAACTGAACAATTTCGATTCCCAATTCCTGGTCATCTCCCGGAGATTTGATTCTCATACGTAAAGTACCTTCTTTAGGGAATACCAAACCATTTCCGTTTCCCTTAGATTCTAACTGTTTCTTTCTAGCTAGCATCTTTTCCTTTGTAGAAAGTCCATCTGATGAAACTTTCTTCTTTTTCTTTTTGTCAAGTGCCATATTAATCGTTATTATTTGGTTCTGAGTAAATTATCTCATTCATACTCAACACCGTTAAAGTGTTCTTTTCCAAAAGTTGTTGTAAGCCTGGGGTAAGCTTGTCTGTTTCAAATTCCAGTTCCTTACCGGCATACAAACCATAGGTAACTATTCTACCTATTTGCACCAAATCCCGGTAAGTTCTATACTCTTCGGTAATCTCACCGAGTTTAACTATAACTCCCTTACGAGGAACTCCCTCTTTTACCTGTTCCGGGATAATAAGCCCACCCCTAGTTTGGTTTACTTCTTTTGGTGATAAGATAAGAACTCTGTTTTCAGTTGGACATCCTGGTAATTGATTATCAAACTGAGCTGCTACCATAGCAGAAATGAAAGATAGTGAATAATTCATATTCTTAATTCGTTTTTAAAAGTTAGTAATTACTTATAGTTATTATTGTTGCTTCCTCATGTTGGCATTAATAGTCCTCAAGATATTCTCTCTAGACTCATAAGCTCTACATATTGAAATATACTTGTTAGCCTTTTCTACTGCTTTTAAATACCGTTGATATATCGACTTATACTTTGGAGATATGTTAGCCTTATGAGCAACGTAATCATTATTGAACCTTTCATTAGATTCTTTAATAAATATCCAAGCAGCAGAATAAGCTTCATCCTTTTCTCTTGCTAGAGCATCCCTTTCTTTAATATACTTATCTCTTAATGAGCAAAGTATATAATAACTAGTGGGAGATTCCCTTAACTGAGAATTAATGATATTTTCATTAATGGATAATTCCTTAGCAATATCTATGGTTATGATATTACCCTCGAATTTAACCTTTAGTTTCTTCAGTTCCGTTTTCATGTACTTTCAATAAATTCCTAAAATCTTCTTTTGAATATTTACCTTCTTGAATTGCTTTAGATACCTGAGCAAATGCACAGTGATAGGCAGTATCTAAACCAGGCAAGTGAAGAATAGATTCATACTTACCAATTATATCGATTAAAGCCTTGAATCTTAGGTCGCATAGATTATCTGTCCCTCCTCTATCTACTAAAGTCATAAACAAAGCCCAATAAATATGGGTAGCATCTTCATAAGCTAACCTTGCATCTTCATCCTTCATTACACCAAATGCCAAATCCTCTAATAATTTGAGATTTGATTGAAGTTGCTCTATCTGAGACCTAACTCGATTGAATACCATTTTATCTCTACCGACTAATCTCAAATTACATAAGTCTAATTGACGATTGAGGTTTTGAATAGAGAACTCTAAGCAGGCAGATATCATATAGGTTAAAGATGATAGCCTATTTGTATTCATTATTTGTTCTTCAGTTGCCATAGTTTATAATATTTTATTATTTATGTTGTCATAGTATCATCTTTCTTCACTTCTGTAGGTGATTTTGGATTTTCTTTATGATGAAGATGCCTATTACAACCTGGGCACTTAACTAATTTGCAATCAGCAAAAGTGGATGAATCTACTTCTGAGTAGTCATATTCAAATTCACAATCACAGTATGGGCATTTAGCTCGCCATATCGTGGGTCCGTTCAAAATCTTTTTCATTTTCTTAGTTTTATGTTATTATACCGTAATATTTTATACAATACACCAACTGAGATACCGAATTCTTCTAGTATATCCTTTCTTGGTATACCTTCTATGTACCTAGAAATTAATAATTCTACATTTACCTTACGTTCTCGTTCTTTGCCAACAAAATAGAACCTTTTATCTTCTATACATTGACCCATGTTCATCTTAGCAGTTCCCCAATATAGATTACTTACTCTATTATTTTCAGGGTCATTATCTTTATGGCATACTTGAGGATAATGGTTTGGGTTAGGTATATAAGTGGAAGCCACTAACCTATGTCTATAGAAATTCTTCCGTTTACCATCATCTCCTACTAAAGAGTTAGATAAATAACCATTATCTTTCATAGCAGGTTTTACCAATCTCCAATTACCAGTAAATTTCGAATATAACTTCCCAGTACGGGATATGTAGTAATTACTAAATCCTGGTATATTACCCTTTTCTCGATTCTTCATATTCTCGTTGATATTTATGGATTTCCTTTTTATATAGTTCCATAAATACCTCGGGGGAAGCTGCACTAAAATTACCAATCTTATGGATTTTAAACTTATGATATTCTTCCATGTACTCTTCTACTGAAAAGTCTGGTTTTAACATTCTAGTATAATCATAGCCTGGCATAAACGGTAATTCTTCTGCCATAGACCTACCTATTGTAAAATCCATTGATAGAGTTACATCATCAACTTGGAAACCAAAGTATTTCTTAGTACTTGGATTACGTAGGATATTCCAAATAGTATATACTGTCCAGGTATTTATATCTTTGGGTTTAGAATACATATATACAGCATCATGTACTGTACAAGCTTCTTTCATCATGGGTAATTTACCTTGTCTCATTAACCAATAAACAAGGATAGCTCCAAAGTTGGTCATATTTGCTGCAGCACCTTGACATGGGAAGTTAAGACCTAAACGAATTGCATAAGCAACTTCTTGCTTATCATTTGAATATATTTGTGGGAGTCTTCGTTTAGTACCAAATAATTGGGTATAATATCCATGCTTACGAAGGAATTTCTCTTGCTTCTCTTTAAATTTAAGTATTTTAGGATGTTTCTTAAAGAACTCATCCATCTCTTTACGAGCTTCCTCCTTGGTAACTATAATACCAGCTTTTGGGTCTGATAATTTTACTGCTAGCAAAGCATCTCCAATCCCATAAATAAGTCCAAATGCAATTTGCTTTGCTTGCTTTCTCCTTACCTTCCATAGTTTATAATCTGGATGTGTTTCATCTTCATAAGCTTTACTGGCTTCTTCAATTGATACACCATACTTTGCTGCTGCTATACCAAGGTGAGGGTCTACTCCCTTAGCAAAAGCTTCCAGATATGTTTCATCTCCAGATAAATGAGCCATCATTCTTAACTCTGCCTGAGAATAGTCGAATGCCATATATAAATAACCTGGAGGAGCAACTAATTGTTTCTTGATATTTGGGTCTACTGATGTCTTTGGTATTTGCTGCATATTTGGGTCAGCCGAACTAAATCTATTAGAATCAGTACCATGTATATTATATCTACCGTGTAATCGAGAATCATCTTGGACTTTTTCATGCCAACCCTCAATATAAGTAGTATACATTTTCTGTAAACCTCTTAATTCAAGTAGTTTATCAAGGAATATTGCTTTTGGGGATTCTGGGTCTTTTACGGTTAACCTTAATTCAACCAAAGTATCTTCATCGGTACTTGGCTTACCAGATTCATTATTTTTAATTACTGGGAATTTAAAACCAGAATCTGAATACATTAGTTGAGGTAAATCAACTGGGCTACCAAGATTAACTGGTCTTATAAGTTCCTGTTCTTTCTTAGTAGTAAATACCCCTGCACGTATATTAGTTATCTTTTGTTGCCGAGAATCAATCTTACGTTTATCTTTTGGGTCATTATAATCTAACTCCTCGAGTTCAGCTTCTATTGATTGAATATATTTCTCAATCTTACCTTGATTGTATTTCTTAGTGAACTTCTTTACTCTTGGTAAATTATAGATAGCTTCCCTTGCAGCATCAATTTTGGGTTTGTATTCTTCAAGGAGTTTTTGATTAAATTTGGTATCAAGGTATAAACCCTCTTTCTCTACCGAGGTTAATACCCGGGAATTACACATAAATAAATTACGGAATACCGAATACATACCTAAGTCAATTAACTTTTTCTCAAAGAATATCATTAACCTAAGAGTATAATCTGTATCTTGACATCCATAATGACAAAGTGGGTCTAATTCTTTTTTATCCCAAGGTATCTTATCGAATTTATCTTGCTTCTCATAATCTCCATGTTCTGGTAGATATCTTCTAACCATTGATTTTAGGTCATGTGGTTTTTCCTCATTGAGAACATATTTTGCAAGCATTCCATCAAGGCAAGTACCTCTATAATAGATGTGATACTTTTGATTAATCTGGTCATCAAATTTCCAGTTCCATGCAACCTTGGTTATTTCGTAATTCTCGATTACCTCTTCCCCAAATTTCCTTAGCATCTTCTTCCAATTCCACCCTGGAGATGTATAATCTTTTGTTTCAAAGTGGTCTAATGGAATAGAAGCACCAAATCCTGGCATCCAAGATACTGAGAGTATAGTTGGTTTGAAACTCTTATTGTAAATTGGTTCTGCATTCGTTTCGTAGTCACAGCAAGCATAACCAGTTGATTTACAACAAGCAATGAGTTTCTTTAACTCTCTTTTGTTTCTTATTATGTGATATCTTGTTTCCATATATTTATAAATAGAAAGAGGGACATACCCACTTGTAGTAGATACATCCCTCTAAGGGTTAGAATTTCTCTTGTAAGTCTTCCAGATTGGTATTTAGGTATTTCCAATCTTTTTTGTATATATGCAATGAATCTATGGTATGATATAGATAACCAGGCTTTACACCTACTTCTTGAGCTACGTATTCCATTA